CAAACAAATTTACGAATAGTTTTCAAATAGTCTAACATTTTCCCTAATTTCCATAAATTCATTATAACATTTTTGATCATGTGAACATTGACGAAGTTCCTGATCTGGTTTTAATACAGATTCCACAAAGAGATCCAAACCTCTGTTCCATTTTATGTCTTTAGATTCTTCACTATAACTTAATTGTTGATTGTTCATCTTTTTTCAATCCTAATGGGACAAGATGGAATAGTTTTCTTTACTTCCAAAACAATTTCATTTTTTTGTTGTTCGGTAAGACCTACTATTTTTTGCAACCTATTGATAATACTAAGTGCCTGAGTACAGGAAATCACGGTTGTAGAAATTAATACAACCATAACTTTCGATATATACTGTTAATATTTAACAATGTCACCAACTATCCTTTTCTTTTTTTCTAAGTGATTTTAATTCTTGATATAAAGACTTAACCTGTTGATGTGCATCTTCTGGACTTAATTTTCCAGAAATTTCGAGTCCTGCTATAATAGCAACACGATCGCCAAAATTTGCAAGTGCTATTTCATATGGGGAAAGTTCTTTATACATTTTTAAAATCCTTTTTTTGTTGATTTATCGTGAACAGTGATAATATCTAAAAAATCTGGAATTCTGCAATTTTCAAACCAAAAATTTCTTACATCTTCATAATAATCAAACTTCTTTGTTGTATTATTTTTTAATAATACTTTATAATAATGTCTATCATAAAGACCATCCGAAGTTTGAGAAAACAAACTTGGTAAATTAACCATTATGCAACCAAAAGCAAATCATCAGACCAAACTGGAATAAACGAATTCCAATCCAATTCTTTATCTTCAAGATAATAGCACAGTTCATCCTCATCTTCAGGAAGTTGTTCAGAATTCAAAAGAAAGAAGTCTGAAATTCCCAATGTTTGTTTCCCATCTTCATCTTCAATGGTAGCAACCACTTCTACATGATTTTTAATTTGACGAACAGTTTCAATAAGATTCACGTAAATCATTTTTTAGTTTTCCTCTGTTGTTTGGCAATAAAGTTTTTTGCAGATTGTAGATTATTAGCTGTATGGACTTGATATCCATTATTAATAATCACATATTTAGTGTTACCATATGGAATTGCAGCCCACATTCCATCTCTAGTTACATAAGAAGAATAAGGTTCTGGTTCTTCCAAAGGTCTAAATGCAACAATGGTCATCGAGAGTAATCATCGAAATCAAGATCAAAGTATAGTTCTTCCAAGTCTTCGGTGTCAATTCCCAAATAACTTGCAAATTCATCCAGATCCTTGTTTTTAATTTCGGTTAAAATTTCTTGCTCTAACTGGTTGTTCATGAGACATTTTCTCCATTAGTATCCATATCTGGAGATCATATCATCCATTCGATCATTATCACGATATTCATCTTCGAAGTCTTCAAGATCTTCACTGCTTTCATTTACGAAAAGTTCTTCGTAAATTGTATCTGAATCTTTTTCTAGATAGATTTTTGAAGTCATAAGAAGAAAGAAGGGTACAAGTTTATATAGTAGACACAATCACAGTTTTATGGTTGTGTCTTAATATCTTAACGATTGTATTCTCATATGTCAAGATAAAAACCAAGATACCCCCCGTATGAAAAAATTAAAATAGTATATCAATATTTTATTGCCTTATCACTCTGCAGCAGGCCAAATGTCCTCAGCAAGTTTTGCTTCGCCAGTTGTAATTGCAGATTGTAGATCTGAAATATCTTCTCCAGAATTAACAATTTCTTCATCAGAAACAACAAGTTTCAGATGCCCAACATTACGTTCAATATTAGATTTTAATTCTTTAGAAGGTGTTTTTCCCCCATCTAATTTTGCAATAGTATCTTCAATCACCCAAACACTATCTCTAGCTGCAGTAATTGTTCGTAAAATTTGTTCTTGAGTTCTTTCCATTTTAAGATCCTATAAAGTTACTAGACTCTTCTGAGTCTTGATTGTTTATATTTATATTTATATTAACTTCACTATTTTTATCTAATTCAAGATCTCTCCAAAATTCAAGACCTTTACATCTTGATAAAATACTTTCCGAGAGTACTTCTTCTGGAGGTAAAGAAGTTTTTTTCAATTCTTTTCTGACTTGATGCATATCACTCAAACCATAAGTAGCAGCATCATTCTCATTATTGATATTAATGAGATTATTGAATTCGTGTTCATAATATTCTTCATCGAGAAACTCATAAATTTCTTTCATCGTTTCTTCTGGAGAATTAACAAGATTATCGTATTCAACAAAATGTAAATATTTTTCTTGTCCTTTCATTAATACATTTCTAATTCCCAAATAACTTTGTCCAAGAATTCCAGATTCACTAACAAGAAATTCACATCGATTATCATCTGTTAATGGAATATTAGATTTAATCAACATCTCATCAATAAAATTTATTTTTCCATTTACTTCATATGGATTGCGATGATGTATCGAAATAAAAGATGCTAAAATTTCATCAATATTTCTAACGGGGCAAATAATCTTTGGTGTAATTCCTAAGTAACCTTCGATATAATGAATTCGATTGACCCAAGATCTATTTTTATCAAAAATTACTGGTTTTTCTACATCATAATAATACTGTTGAATGATATTAGAAATAATCATCGATGCTTGTTCTGGTTTTGGATATGCCAAAAACAATTCATCCTGAGACAATTGTTGTTCTAGCATAGCCATTAACCCAGTTACAGGAGAACTGGGTCCAGAATAAAATCTTGGATTTTGATTTAAAATACTAGATAAAATTGTGCTTCCCGAACGAGGAAGTCCTGCCATAAAATAATATGTTTTTTGCATGGGTTCTGTCATGGTGTTAATTTACTGAGCATCAACGGATTTAACAATTTCATGGAAATCGAATAGTTCTATCCCTTCTTCGTAGGGATACTCAACTTCATTACCATTAAAATCAAAATCAAAAAGATAACTTCCTGGCAATTTAAAATCATATGGTACTGTTGTGCAGATATTGTGGTGAATATCATATCCAAATACTTTTGGACTAGTCCCATTCCACAAAACTGTCGATGATTTATTTAGGGCAGCAGATGCATGTTGCACACAGGAATCAATTAAGATTCTTTTTTTTGCATGGAGGACAATACTAAAATACTCCATTAAACTTAATGAGTTTTCTGGTGTTGCAAAAATATGTTCTGCACCCTCTAACTTTGGAGAATTAATTTTTGTAAGTTGAATAATATGATATTCTGATTTGTAATAATCCGCAAGTCTTTCTGCGAGATCAAATGGCATATCTCTTGTCCAGGAATATGGTTTTGCATCGGCAGTCATGAGTCCACCATTAGTGTGGATAATCATGACTGGTTTTTCTCTCTGCCAAAATTCCTTTGATATACTATGTTGAAGTTTATTAAATCTTATTTCTGGTTTTTCTCCAGAATATTTGATGCCATACAAATCACACCAATTCTCGATTAAACGTTTGCGTTTGTGAATATGGTTAGTTGTATAATATGGTTCATTATGGAATAAAATAGAATCTTTATCTTGAATATATTCTTGATAAAAATATTGCGTCGATCCTAGAGTATAAACTCTATGAACATACGGAAGATTTATAAAAATATCCGCATATGCACAGACTACAACTAGTTTTCTATCTGGATGGTTTGCTTTAATTGCTTTTGCTACTGCAGTTGCTGCAATGTGCTTACCAATGCCACCTTGAACATGAAAAATACTATACTTTGATTTCATACCGAATAATCAATTTATCTAAACTATGTATAACGATATTATGATCGATTAAATTAAAGCATCTCTCTTTAAAATTGTTAATCCATTATTGTTTGTTTTATACTTATAAAATTTCCAATGAGGATTCATCATTACAAACTCAATAACTGCAGACAATAATCCTCTATTGTCCTTTCCATCTTCTCCTTTGAGACCAAATGTATGTGTATCATGAAATGCAATATACTTTTGTGCCTTGTTTCCGTGAAGATTTAATTCTTGTTTGAGTTGATTGTATACGTGGAAAGTATCGATAAACAATAAATCAACCTCTTCAATTTCTATATCAAGAACATCTGCTTGAATATATTCAACAGATTTTCCTTGTTGTTTAGCAATATCAAAAAGTTTTTTGACATTTGAATCCAACACAATATCAAAAGAAAGGAGTTTGACATCTGTATTCAAAAATGCCCTAGTACTAACTCCTGTTCTTACTCCCATTTCTACTACAGTCTTACATTCATTTGCTAATTCATAAAGTTCATGAACGTTTTCGTTGATATCACTTGTTATTTTTCTTGCTCTTTGATATTCTAAATCAAATATATCAGTCTTTACACTTTTATTTTTACGTTGTTGTGCATAAAAATTTATCATATTATGCGGGATGTCCCAGTTTTTTCCGTTGATAAAATGATCATATGATATCAAATTCTTTGAATCTAATTCAATCCGTTTTGAAATATCACTATCGGGATCGTTAAACTTTGTAAGAGTTTCTGAAATAGTCCCTTTGATTTTATTTGAATTGATTGCGTAAATATTTTTTGCAGACTGTGCAAAGAAATCATCACCATACCAGACTTGATATAAAGATGGTATTATTTTATATGATTCTCTTAGCATAAACATACAAATTCCAAATGCCCACGACTGAGATCCAATAGGTCTTTTGGGATCATAATTTAATTTTACAATCTCTTCCTTTGTATCAATATAGTCATCAATTTTATAATTATTTTGCCTTCCCTGTAAATTTACACCAATTAAGTCTCCATCCGAAAGATTAAAATCAATAATCATATCAAATACTTCAGAAGATACTTCAATATCGTCGTTTAATATACCTATAATTTTAGATTTTGATCTATAATATCCTTCATTCCAAGCAGGATTTACGAAAATATTTTTGCCATATGAAATGATATCAATTTTTGGGTGATTTAAAATCTCGTATGATGGTCTTTTTGATTGGTTGTTATCAATAATAATAATTTTATTAATTGATTTGTGGTCGGCATAAATTTGCAGAGATTCTTTGAAGTTATTTGCAAACCACATAGTTGGAATAATAATATCAATCATAGATTATAACTCTTTTCAAAATTTCCTTTATACATTTTATTACCAATATGAGATACTGTGTGCTTTGGGTTTAACCAAATATCGTATCCCAACTCAGTTATTTTTTTAGTTAATGCAATATCTTCTCCAACAAAACTTCCGTTTTCAAAGGTATACTCACAAATATTTTTTAAAGGCTTGTTGCGAAACAGTAATTCTGTGTTTGTATTCCACAAATCAACAATAACTTTACGAGTCAATTTGAGAAATCCTGTCCCGCATTTTTTAATTTTGATGTATCCATCAACATCTTTTTGTATATCATCATTTAACCACACGTTATATTCAATTTTTTTATCTCCCTTATTTACGACAGGGACCGTTATAACATCTTTTTCTGATTGGATAATTTCAATTAATGCTCTTTCATCCCAATATTCATCATCATCGATGAATACCATTACATCATAATTTTCGTCATAAGCAAGTTTAAAAAGTTCATTCCTAGCCATCGGAAGAATACTTTCATTTGCTAGAAAAACACATTTAATATCTAAATTGTTTTTAAGTCCTAATTTAATAGATTCACATAAACTATGGACGAAATAAGCATCAACTTTTTGATCAAGACACGGTGTAGCAATTAAAACTTTTTTCATATAGTCTCATACATCATATACTATGTATGAGACTATAATATCAAGAGTTTTCTAGTAAATCTAATCTAGTTTTTAATATATCAACTTCTTCTGATAATTCCTTCACTGCATTTACAAGAACTGGAATCATATGATCTGATGTCAGTTTTAGATTTTCTGGATCTTTTGAATCCACAATAACAGGATTTTCTCCTTCTGCTTCTAAAACATTCTGAGCACTGAATCCATATCTGCGTTTTCCTTCATCATCTTTTAATTCACCAGTTTCACGGTTTTTGAATGCATATTCAATAGGAGTAATATTTTGAAGGAATCCTCTACCGTGAGGAACAGGTCCAAAAATACACTTATCACGACAGTCAGAAACTACTGTCCAAGCAACTTGAATAAGAGCATTTGTATGAGCATTATTTCCCATAATAATGTGATTGTTTTGTGTTGTGACATTACACAATCCACCCACTCCAACTCCAGAACTACATCCAAAGAAGATATTATTGGATCCAGTGGTGTTGTTGCGACCAGCAGCAGTTCCAAAGAAGTTGTTGTAGCATCCAGTGGTGTTGCAGCAACCAGCATTAAATCCAAAGAAGTTGTTGTTGGATCCAGTGGTGTTGGAGTAACCAGCATATCTTCCAATAAAGGTGTTGTAGCATCCAGTGGTGTTTCTGAAACCAGCACTTTCTCCAAAGAAGTTGTTGCAGGATCCATTGGCGTTGCAGTAACCAGCACTACTTCCAAAGAAGTTGTTGTTGCATCCAGAGGTGTTAAATCGACCAGCATTACATCCAAAGAAGGTGTTGTTGGATCCAGAGGTGTTGGAGAAACCAGCACTTTGTCCAAAGAAGTTGTTGTGGCATCCAGTGGTGTTGCAGTAACCAGCACTATTTCCAATAAAGGTGTTGTAACGTCCAGTGGTGTTGTATCGACCAGCACTACTTCCAATGAAGGTGTTATTGGATCCAGTGGTGTTGGAGAAACCAGCACATCTTCCAATAAAGGTGTTAGCGACTCCAAGGGTGTTGCATCGACCAGCACTCTCTCCAAAGAAGTTGTTGAAGTTTCCAGTGGTGTTGCTGGATCCAGCAAATGGTCCAAAGAAGTTGTTGTTGATTCCAGTGGTGTTGGAGAAACCAGCACTATTTCCAAAGAAGTTGTTATTGTCTCCAAAGGTGTTGCATCGACCAGCATATCTTCCAATAAAGGTGTTGCTGTTTCCAGAGGTGTTGGAGCAACCAGCACTTAATCCAAAGAAGGTGTTATTGGCTCCAGCGGTGTTGGAGCAACCAGCACTTCTTCCAATAAAGGTGTTGTGGCATCCAGTGGTGTTGTTGCGACCAGCATTACATCCAAAGAAGTTGTTGTAGGATCCAGTGGTGTTGTATCGACCAGCATTACGTCCAATAAAGGTGTTGTTGGATCCAGTGGTGTTGCATCGACCAGTATAACATCCAAAGAAGGTGTTGTAGGATCCAGTAGTGTTGTATCGACCAGCACCATATCCAATAAAGGTGTTGTTAGTTCCAGTGGTGTTGCAGTAACCAGCACTAGCTCCAATAAAGGTGTTGTTGGATCCAGTGGTGTTGTATCGACCAGCAAAAGGTCCAAAGAAGTTGTTGTTAAATCCCGTGGTGTTGGAGTAACCAGCATATCTTCCAATAAAGGTGTTGTAGACTCCAGTGGTGTTGCAGTAACCAGCACTTATTCCAAAGAAGTTGTTGTCACGTCCAGTGGTGTTTCTGAAACCAGCACTTTCTCCAAAGAAGTTGTTGCAGGATCCAGTGGTGGTGCAGTAACCAGCACATCTTCCAAAGAAGTTGTTGTTAAATCCAGTGGTGTTGTATCGACCAGCTTTGGATCCAATAAAGGTGTTGTGGCATCCAGTGGTGTTTCTGCAACCAGTATATTGTCCAAAGAAGTTGTTGTTGGATCCATCGGTATTGCACTGACCAGCACAATAACCAGCAAAGAAGTTGTGTAATCCATAGCCACCACCATTTCCTGCTTCTGAACTATAGATGGTTCCACAAGAACCACTTAAAGTGAATTCTCCACTAAATGCAGATCCATTAATAAAAAGACCATTATCATTAACCTTTAGTCTTTCACAAGTACCAGCAGCAAGAACTACAGTATTTGTAAGTCCATAAGTTCCAGTATAAGTACCAATTATGAGGTTATTAGATCCTATTACTACGGAGCAACCAGCATTACATCCAAAGAAGGTGTTGTTGGATCCAGAGGTGTTGGAGAAACCAGCACTTTGTCCAAAGAAGTTGTTGTGGCATCCAGTGGTGTTGAAGCCACCAGCACTAAGTCCAAAGAAGTTGTTGTAGCATCCAGTGGTGTTGAAGAAACCAGCAGCATTTCCAAAGAAGGTGTTGTTGGATCCAGTGGTGTTTAAGGCACCAGCACTTTGTCCAATAAAGGTGTTGTAGGATCCAGTGGTGTTGGAGGAACCAGCACCTTGTCCAAAGAAGTTGTTGTTGCATCCAATGGTGTTGGAGCAACCAGCAGAAGGTCCAAAGAAGTTGTTGTTGAATCCAGAGGTGTTTTGGTTACCAGCCCAGCCTCCAAAGAAGTTGTTATTGGTTCCAGTGGTGTTGTTTTCACCAGCAGCACGTCCAATAAAGGTGTTGTAGGATCCAGTGGTGTTGCATCGACCAGCACAATAACCAGCAAAGAAGTTGCTGCCTCCATAACCACCATTTCCTGCTTGTGAACTATGAATGGTTCCACAAGAACCACTTAAAGTGAATTCTCCACCACCACCACCAGTAAATGCAGATCCATTAATAAAAAGACCACTATCATTAACCTTAAGTCTTTGGCAACTACCAGCAGCAAGAACTACAGTATTTGTAAGTCCATAAGTTCCACAATAAGAACCAATTATGAGGTTATTAGATCCTGTTACTACGGAGCAACCAGCATTACATCCAAAGAAGGTGTTGTTGGATCCAGAGGTGTTGGAGAAACCAGCACTTTGTCCAAAGAAGTTGTTGTGGCATCCAGTGGTGTTGTATCGACCAGCATTACATCCAAAGAAGGTGTTGTAGGATCCAGAGGTGTTGGAGAAACCAGCAGCATTTCCAAAGAAGGTGTTGTTGGATCCAGTGGTGTTTAAGGCACCAGCACTTTGTCCAATAAAGTTGTTGTAGGATCCAGTGGTGTTGGAGTAACCAGCAAAAGGTCCAAAGAAGTTGTTGCTGCCTCCACTGGTGTTGGAGTAACCAGCATTATATCCAAAGAAGGTGTTGTTGGATCCAGTGGTGTTGAAGAAACCAGCATTACATCCAAAGAAGGTGTTGTAGGATCCAGAGGTGTTGGAGAAACCAGCATAATATCCAAAGAAGTTGTTGTAGTATCCAGTGGTGTTGTTTTCACCAGCACCACGTCCAAAGAAGTTGTTATGCCTTCCAGAGGTGTTTTTGTAACCAGCACCATCTCCAAAGAAGTTGTTGTTCGATCCAGAGGTGGTGCAGTAACCAGCACATCTTCCAAAGAAGTTGTTGTTCGATCCCCAGGTGTTGTAGAAACCAGTATATTGTCCAAAGAAGTTGTTGTTGGATCCATCGGTATTGCACTGACCAGCACAATAACCAGCAAAGAAGTTGTGTAATCCATAGCCACCAGTTCCTGCTTCTGAACTATAGATGGTTCCACAAGAACCACTTAAAGTGAATTCTCCACCTGCACTAAATGCAGATGTAGTAACTCCAGTAACAAGACCCTTTGCGTTAACAGTAATGCTTGGAATTGAAGTTGAAGAACCAAAAGTTCCTACATCAGTATTAACAGTTGCAAGAGTAGTAGTAGTATTAACTGAAGTAACATCGCCAGTTAAATTAGGAATATTTGTTGTACTAGTAGCAGTACCAGTAAGACTTCCTACAAATCCACCTGAAGAAGTAATGATGCCACTAAAGTTTCCTGATGTTGCAGTGATAATACCAACAGAAATATCAGGAGTTCCAGTAAGTCCTTGAGCATTAGTAGCAATACCTGCAGTAGTTGCATAGGTTGCTATTCCTGCTGAAGATGCATAAGTTATTGCCACATATGGCAAATTAGTCCAAGAAGTTGTTCCAGTTCCTATTTTAAATTTATTAGTATCAAGCTCAAGTCCCAATTCTCCTTCTGCAAGAACTGGGTTTATATTGGTCCATTCTGTAGAAGATCCTCTTCTAAATTGAATTTGAGTTGCCATTATTTTTAAACTCCTCCTCCGTTTATTGAAGTAATGCCACCATATACCGAACTTGGAACACCACCATCAAGATTTATATAAGGATCTATTAAAATATTTGCCACAGATGACGATGAAGAAGAAACAGATACTCCAGTACCAACAAAATTAATAGTAGTAAATCCTAATCCAACCAATACATAATTATCACGAATTGCTATTCCATTAAAACTATTTATTAAACCACCAGGTCCATAAAAAGAAGAAGCAGTAACTGATCCAGTGACATTAGTATTTCCATTAACAATCAGAGCAGTAGATCCAGATCCAACAATAATGCTACCCGACTGTGCTCCATAACCTAATGTAGAAATTCCACTTACATTTAAATTATTAAAATTATTTGGAGCAATTTCAATCGCAGACTCAATCGTTGCTAATGTAGTAGAATCTAAAGAAGTAATATTTTTGAGTTGGAAATTACTACTAATAACTTCAGTAGATCCAATACTTAAACTTCCTAGGGTTCCAATTCCCAGATAACTTAAATTTGTACCAGATAGATTAGTAACAATTCCAATGTTACCATTTAAAGAAGTAAATCTACCTGTACTATAAGTTAATGTAGTTCCACTAATAGATGATACATCTGCACTCGAAGTAACAGTTAAATTAGATACAGATGCAATCCCACCAATTACATTAGTTGCAGTGGTTATAGTACCAACAATTGTCGGTACTGTTAAAGTTCCAGTAAAAAACCCATCCCCAACGACATGTAATTCTACCGTTGGAGATGAAGTTTTAATACCTATTTTGTCTACATCAATGACCATTCTCTGGTCATTGATGATTGGTAAACCTAGTATTTCTAGTGCCATTTATTTCCCACTAGACAGTGTGCTACTACTATTTAGCAGTAGCACACATTCGTCTATTATCAACCTAGTTTTGCTTTCAGTTCAGCAACTTCTGCAGAAAGTTCCTTAACAGATTCGATAAGAAGACCAATCAGACCGTTATAGTTAACAGTCTTAGTTTCCCCATCACTTACCAGTTCAGGAAGAACTACTTCTACGTCTTGTGCAATAACACCACCAGATGATTCACCATTCTCTTTCCATGTGAAGGTTACACCGTTAATTTGTGCAACTTTAGCAAGAGGTTCTGCAATAACAGTGATATTATCCTTGAGTCTTCTATCAGAAGTTGAGTTGAAGTCTCCTGCAGTTATGATTCCAGTAACACTAACGTCACTGTTAACAGTAACTTGCTGACTAAATGTTGCAATTCCTGCAACGGCCAACCAACCACCAACGTTCAGGTTCTTCTCAATTCCTACACCACCCTCAACAACAAGAGCACCAGTGTCTTTATCAGTTGACTGAGTAGTAGTACTGATTCCGACTTCCTTAACAAAAGTTGAAATTCCAGAAACTGTGATATCATCAAAGTTATTTGGTGATATCTGCAGTGCTGCTTCCAGAGTTGCCTTGGTTGTTGCGTCAATGGTAGCAATATTTTGAAGTTCCTTAGTAGAACTTACAATCTGACTTCCAGCAATACTTAAGGAATTAGCAGATACAGATCCAGTAATTCTTGCGTTACCTTGTACATTGAGAGTCTCAGTGAGGGAAGTAGTATTGATACCCAATCTATTAGTAGATGGATTAAATCTAATTCCTTCATCAACTCTTAAAGTTTCAGACAGAGTTGAAGATGAATTCTCTACAAATGAGAGGTAGTATGAAGCATCTGTAGAAGTTGCAGTTGTGTCAATTAAAGTAGCACGAGTTGCAGTAGATGCTGTACCAGTAACTGTACCACTAAAAGAACCAGAGAATGTGGTAGCAGTGATAACACCAGTAGAATAAATATTACCGGAATTTACAATACCAAGAGTAGTAACACCACTTACATTCAGATTTGTAGCATTAACAGTAACTGCAGTTACAATACCAGTTGAATTGACATTACCAACATCAAGTTTGCCAAGAGTGCCAACAGATGTCAGTGAAGAATTAACAACTCCTGATCCAAGAGTAGTTGCAGAAAGTACGGAAGTTCCGTTAATTTCATAAGATTTTCCAGTTGCAAGACTTAAATTCTCACTTGAAGTCCAAGCATCAGTTGTATCAGACCAAGTAAATGTCTTATCAGTTGTACCGTATAGTAAAAGACCACCACCATCGGCAGTAATATCAGATGGAGAACTGGTAGATCCAATACCAATTACTTTGTCTGCAATGTCTACCTGAGTAGAATTAACGATAGTTTGAGTACCATCAACAATCAGGTCACCCTTAATTCTAACTGCACCAGTATTGTCACCAACTGCTGAAGGATCAAGATAGAGTACAGATGGACCACTAATGGTATTAGAGTTAACTCTAATTGCAGATCCTGAAGCACCAGTGTGGAATTCAGTAGCAGTTACTATACCTGTACTGTTTAAACTGGTTGCAGTAATATTTCCTGCACTTAATGTTCCTACTGTGGATAGTCCAGAAACATTAAGTTGAGTGACATCTGCTCTACCACCGATTACATTAGTAGCAGTAGTAGCAGCTGCCACTGCTGCGTTAATTTGAATGCCGTCTAAATTCAGATATCTACCATCACCATAATAGGTAACAACACCAGTAGTTGCGGTAACAATACCTGATGCTACTTTCAGGGTCCCTAAGGTGGAAACCCCTGCTACGTTCAGATTCTGAATGTTTAAAATATTCCTGCTATCATCAATAACAGGCGTCCCTAAAACCTTATATGCCATGGAAATTTTTATGTATATTTCTTTTTATATTTATAATTATAATTTTAAATTGCCGAAATTGAAATCCCTTCAAAACTAACCCCAGAAATAGTAGTAGTACTATCAAATGCATAGGGATTAAAAAGTACTCTACTCGTAGAACCTCTTAAATTACCATTACCTCTAAGGTTGTATGAGTCACCAGCAGAATCAGGATAATCCGTTAGTGCATTATAAGTCTGTGACCAATAACCAACTTCATTTGGATCAGGATATGGATCTGACATGTTTATGTCTCTACTTCCATATAATTCTAACCAATCGTGAACATCACTTTGACTTGCACTTCTATTTTGTTGCAGATACAATGCTATAACTGAGCAAGCATTTGGACCAGCTGAACTTGTTCCATTGAACCAAGTATCATAAAAACTTGTATTATCTTGTCTTACAAAATCTTCATAAGTAGAAGTATAACCAGCAGCCATAGTCATTTCTGCAGGTGCCCAAACATTAATCATTGGACCATTTGCAGAATAACAAACTTTTCTGACAGAATAAGGAGCAGATCCTTGTCTAGAACCTACAGGTTCTACACCACAATCTAAAGCACCAACTCGAATTGTTCCTTGCTTTCGAGTCTCAACATTTGCACCACCTTTTTGAACTCCACCAACTCGATTAATATAATTAGTACTAGTGGAATACCAATTATTATAATCTATATCATTAACATCCGAAAGTTTTTGATTGGTATTTCCAGCAGAAGAAACTACTATACATCCTGCAGCAATTGCATTTTCTGCTCCAGCATTATCAGCACCAGCAGGTGAAAGAGGAGAATACTGTCCAGTTCCAGAATAAGCAGTAGTGCTAGTAGTAACTCCCGTGTTATAAGTAAAATACTTATGATTCCTACATGCTCCAGAGTTTGCTGGTGGATTTAATAGACTCGCATTTCCTACATAAGTTAATGTAGAACCCCTATATCCATGAGTATAAGTAGTGCCACTATTATTACCTGTAGATGAAGTCCACCCATAACTATTATTAATTAATGTTGGATCTGGATCTCCATTTTGAGATATTTTTTTTGCATTGTGGAACATAGCACAAATATTTAATGCTATCGATGCATCAATAATTCCCCCAACACCACCTAAAGCAATTCTGAATCCCCATACATTACATTCATATGCCAATCCAAAAGATTTTCCTCCAATTTGAGAAGCACATGCAGTTCCATGCCCATCTACAAGTTGATTTCCATTGGAATTTGGTGTTTTAGTTGAAGTATGAGCTAAAGTATATAAAGAACTAAATGTGGCATACCCAATACCACTAAATTGTGGAGATCTATTGGATGGATTTGACCACCAACTATGTGCAGCAGTAGTTGCAATTCCAACTCCCAAATTTACTCCATCTACGATTTTTGTATAAGTTAATCCTCTAGAATTAAAATATTCAGGATCTACTTTGTAAGGACCATCTAATATAACATCTTTAACTCTAGTAGATCCATCAGCATTTCTAAATTCTGGATGTAAAGGAGTTACACCAGAATCTATAATTACACAATCAACATTAGCACCAGTAACTGTATAGTCTATGTCAGTGTCTACTCGTGTTGTAGATGCAATACCAACACCACGAAAAGGTTCACTGGAAGGATTATTTACAAAAAGATGTCCCCAATTTGATCTTACACCATTTGTATGAGTTACTGTATGAAATCTATTTGTTGCCATGAAGGGGGCAGCAGTAAATCCTGGTTTATTAAAAGCTACATCTTTACCATACCTTCTTAATACAAAAAGTGATTTAGGTTGAGGATATATGGATGGATCTAAAACTACACTTTCAACTTTAGGATGAGTCCTGAGGATTTCAGCCTCTTCAGGACTCATAGTATAAACAGAGGTTCTCAATGAATATTCTTCAATATTTTCACATTCAATTTTTCGATTAGGAATACCATCAATTTCATTTTCATTCACAATGTAATTATGAATTTCTTCCCAATCATTCTCATCCTTAACTATTACTTTATATGAATCAATTTCATTTGGAGTATATTCTATTGGAACAGTATCTGGAGAAATCTCTATGATACGTTCACGTTCTAATTGGTTTTCACTAAGAGATATATTTTGCATTTATTGAGTACTAATAAAAATTATAGTTGACGAGAACTATTTGGTTTTAATTGTGCAACTTCAGATTCAGAAATTTCGGAAATAGTTGGATCATCATCTGTTTTTTCAGGTTCTATAATGACTTTTCCATTTTCATCTGTCCAATCTGTATCAATCATATGTTTATCTTTTCTTTCTCCAATAACAATCCATGAAATGTTATCTATAGAATTTGGATTCTGACATTCAATAGTTAAAATATTTCCATTTACTGCACCTCTCACTTGATCCCATCCACTTTCATTTGTAGTAAAGCACTGAACATCTCTACATAAAGCCGAGAAAGTTCCTTCAGTCATTCCAGAAACTTCATCAATATTTACAGAAGCAGTTCCATTTACAAGATTAACTTTCCCCCTGTAAATAAGATCAGCTTTAGGTCCTTCTATAAATGAATGAACCAAATAATGTGTATCCTTCTTATCCTCTAATGGGTGATCAATTTTAAATGATCCTGATCCTTTTGATAAAGCTCCAGTTACGTACAAACTATCCCATATAGTGGTACTAAAAGAACCTCCAGCGGAAACTTTTGCTTGGAAATGTCCATAAAAAGAACCATTTCTTCTCAAATACATTGTATTAGTAGAAACCCCGGCAAGAGATATTCCAGTACTATCAGATGCTTGCATCCAAGAGTCTCCACCATACATTATAATATTCTGATCTGTAAGTATAGCCATTACAGATCTATTAGTAGAAACTCCAGTAGTAGTTTCAAAAGTTGTTATAATTGCCTCACTTTCATTAACTTTAAATACTAAATCAAGGGCATTTCCAAAAGTATCTGGAGTTGTAGGATAAATTGCAAGTCTATTTGTTCCAGATTTATCAGTTATGTAGAACAAAGTTTCATAATCTGTTCCAGGTGTTAGAAAATCAAATATAGAAATACCAGGTGTTGATATTTGAGGAAGTACTGTAGATCCAATTCCAACGGTCAGTAATTCATTTTGTTTACTATAACGGTACCAATCACCAACGGTTACACCAGATGAAGGAATTTTAATTTGATTTCCTGCATCAGAATAAACAACACTTGAAACATCATAATAAAGAACACTAGGAGTATCTTCAGTTATTAAAATTTCAGTGTATTTTGGAATATTAGATACTGTAACACCATTAGTATATTCTTCTGTTCTTGCTTCATCGATATAGAATTTTATTCTACCTAATGAAAAAGCACTGCTATCAGATTCATTAAAACGATAGGTTTTTCCTGGTAAAAATGTTAAATATGGAGCCTCTACACCATCAAAAACATATGATTTATTTTTTCCTACTCCAGATGGATATCTATGGTTACTAGTTTTATTAGCTACAGTAACTATAATTTCTATCGGATTTCCATTATTAACAGAATGAGGCTCTGCATAATATCCACCACTTAAAGGTCCAGAACTTATAATTCTACTGGAAGAAACATTAGTTGCAGTAAGAATTCCAGTAAAGTTTGCATCACCAGAAGAATTAACTAATTCATTAGATCCTACACTAATTCTACCAGCATCTGCATCTATACTAAGTTGAGAACCAATATTAATTTGATTACTCGTTGGATCTAAAGTAATAGTAGCAGTACCAATTGAAAGAATTCCAGTGATTCTAGCATTACCATTTACAAGTAAATCAGTTCCTGCTGTACCAATTACAACATTCCCTACAGTGACTATTCCAACTACGTTTGATAGATCAGATTTTGCTAATTCATGTCCACCAGCATTTACACCATCATGAACACGAAGAGAATTATTGTCAGTATTTACTGAAATTTCCCCAGAACCACCTGTAAAATTGTTATTCTGGGATTCATCCCCTCTTCTAAATTGTACTTGTGTAGGCATCTTTCTTATCTTTTTAAGTATTTAGTATAATTTATAAAACCCCGAAATCAAATGAGGGTAAAAATCCTGCAGGATCTGTTAAACAATCAAAGACACTAATGATAGAAATTCCAAAAGCATCATAATTAGAAGATAAATTACCATAATCACCTAATGGTAATGATGAAGTATGAATTCCAGAAACTTTATTTGCTCTCACTGTATTTTGGTTGCCATCAATAATTACACTTGACTGACCTACTGTTAAAATTCCAGTAACTCTAGCATTACCATTAACCATTAATGTGGTTCCAGATGCACCTACTGCACCAACTTCCAAAGCAAATCTTGCATTTGTAGTTCCTATACCAACTCCAGAACTGTTAATTCTTACATACTCTTGAGTTTCTGATTTATCGGTAAAAATAATATCTTCAGATCCAATAGTAATATTAGAACCTGTTGAGATTCCATTATAATCTGTGACAATTTTTAAATCACCATTTGAAGTAAAGATTCTTGCTACTCCTCCAGTACCAGGAATTCCCCCAAAATTATCATAAATGAAACCAAGATGATCTTCACCACTTCCATCAATATTTTGACCTAAAGTAAAAGTAGCAGGTAAACCAGAAGCAGAAGATGTAATAGAAATAGTAGGAAGAGTGAACGTCTGTGGGAACAGAGAATTTAATGAAATTACACCAGAATTCAGTATAAATGTGTCAACATCAGTTTGAAAATATCCTCCAGGAGTATTGATTGCAATATTAGGAGCATAAACACTTAAAAGAGGTGTAGAAATATCTACAATTGATGTGCCAATTCCAACTGAGGTAAATGTATTGCCGTCATTACAATCAAAATTTACTGTTCCTAAAACATCTAATTGTGATATTGGGTCTGTGGTTCCAATACCAATGTTTCCACTAAAAATAGAAACATCAGAAACACTTAAAGTTTCAAGAGAAGTATCACCTTTTACTGTAAGAGCACTTGTTGGATTTGTGGTTCCAACACCAACATTAGATAATGTGTGGATTCCTGATGCTGTTGTGACCCACTGAGAAGAAATAGGTAACTGCGAATTACCCCAAATACCAGTAGAAGAATCATAAATTAAAACGTCATTATCTGATAATGTTGTAGTATCAATCCCAACATCATGAAGATCATTTAAAAAGAATCCAAATGTAGGTCTAACTAAAATAATCCCAGCATTCTGATGAGATCTAAGAACTGCTGCAATTTGAATAGAGTGATTTGGTGCAGATGGCTGCACATTTGTCATAACACCTACATTATTTGGATCAGCATAAAGAATATCACCTACATTCCATTCTTCAGTATTAAGATCTCCGACTTTACCAAAACTAGTAACATATCCAAAATCATTAGTTGCAAAATCTTGAGTTGCAACACCCATAATGTAAGTATCTCTGAATCCCACTGATTGTAAATCTGATGGGGTTATGAGTGCATGATCCCCCTGGACTCCCGCAAACATTATAAGTTGACCATTAGTTATTGGTGCTACAGCTTTAGCATAAAAATATTGCTCTTGCCCCACTTGAAGTGTGACATCATTCAATAATCCAATATCTAAAGTTCCTTCAGAACTATTCCAAGAAAGATCTCCCGCACTTATAGTTGCTACAGTATCTGTTTTAAATCCAATGGAAGTAAATTCCGATATCACTGTAGATAAACCTACAGTTGAAATACCAGAATTATAAGATATTGAAAAATTATTATCAAAATTAAATGTAGTAGTAGCACCCACTACAGCATTATTACTTTCTAATGCAACAGAAGATGCATTATAATTTACAGTCAACGATGTTGAATATCCCACCCACTGTTTCCCATTCCAAATAAAAGAATTTTCACCACTAGTAAAAATTTGATATAGTGTTGGTGAACCTGGGAAATTTATTGCCATTTTTACCCTTTCTAATTATTTATTATAAACTCCACGAGGGAATACTTGACCTTGTGAAGGTCTTCTTCCTGTCAAGTATCCAGGTCTAGTATCTGTTAAGACATTAAAATTAGATCCACTTATATTTCCCAAAGAAACAGATCCATTTGTTACTTCAATAAAACCTGTTCTACTATTTACAAGAATTTCATTGGAACTTAAAGTTTTATTTTTATATGCACGAATTAGTGCTATCCTTCCATTAAATGTATCATTATACTGTAGTTTATCTCCATTAAATGCAGCGATTCCAATATTTTTACTCGTAGAATAAATTGTAGGAACAGAATAACTAACATCCAAATTACCATTAATATAAAATGAAAGTATAGAACTACCATAAGTTACTACAACATGATTCCAAACATCTTGAGTGATTGATGTACTTGAGGATTTACCGACAGCAGTTGCTCTTGTAGATCCTGTTTGATATATAAAATCCAACTTATTAGTAGATTCATTAACTCTAAACTGCCAATTTAATGGATCAGTATCTCCAGTATCTGCAGTAAATATTTGTGAATTAGCTCCATCTCCAGAATCACTATCGTAGTAAATCCAAGCCTCAATTGAAAATTGAGAACTATTAGTTAAATTCAAACTATCAGATTCAGGTATTGTTCCCTTAGAAGTAGATGATCCATTGAAAACAAGGGAAGAAAAATTAACAGTTGCAGTGTTAAATGATATATTTGTTAAAAATGCATTGTTATTTTGTCCACTTATATCAGTCCAAGTATTTCCATTTCCAGGATAAGATGTTATTTTGTTGGTATTTAAATTTAAAACCAAACCGTCAGTAATTTCAGGTGGTTGAAAAAAAATATTTGAATAATTAAAATGTACTGAAGTATTTAATCCAGAAACAGCAGTTGTTAAAGTTGGAAAACTATAATCTGCCATTAGACTGTCCTCGCACAGAAGAGAATACCACGAGTTCTTGTAGTTTGATTGTAAGAACCAGTAATTACAGTATAAACTTCAGATCCACTAATTGTGATTGTATCACCCTGTTGGATATTTGCAGATGGAGTTGCATAATCAAAATCAATTAATACAAAATCATCAGGAATGTAATAAGGAACGGGAACTAACAAAGCATTAATTGGAATACCTTTAATTACAGCATTAAAGTTTGATGCTGATGGTAAGGTTTCACTGAAATTGTCTCCACCGGATCCACGACTTGTAATATTTCTTACATAAATGTTAGAATCAGTAGCTGTATATGATTGTGAATGAGATGTTGAACGATAAGTATTAGATTTATATGGTTGTGAATGTAAATTAGCACTATCAAATTGAGTATATCCAAATTCAGCAGCACGTTTTGATGGAACTGTTGAACTGTATGCAGAGTATTCCCCTGCAGTATATGTTCTAAATTCTAAACCTGGATAATAATCATTTGAAATAGGTATAATCATTGTCATTCCACCCAGGAAAACATAATCATAATCCCATAAAGTGGATGTATGATTATGAAGTATGAATGTAAGGTATGTATTATCTCTCAATTTAGTAGAAGATAGTGTTGGATGCCTATAGGATAAAACAGAAAATTTTGGATCTATTCCAGATTTGAAAATATTCAAATCTAATTGATAAGAAGTAGAATTTGCAATTGTTTCTCCACCATTATTTGCTGCAGTATAATATCCAAACTGATCAGATGCCCTATCAAAATATGCACCACTTATAACTGGGGTATAAGGCATATCAAAATATGAGTTCCCAGCAAAACGATTTGGATATCCTTTCCCTCTATTTACATATACATTTGAAATATCTGAAGGATGAAATCCAGATCCAACGTGAAATTCTAAAGAAGTATCACTCATCATTTGGAATCCTCTGTAGGTATCTCCAAATTTCTTATTTGATTGAATTGTATGTCTCAATACTCCCCAAGGATATGTCCCCCCTGCGGTTACATCCTTATCGTAAAAAGCATTTGTTGCTCCATAACTAACGGGAGTTACACCACCATCAACTAAAACAGTAATACCAATCGCAACAGCTCCATTTGCAGCACCACCAATATCCGCTGGTGATAATGTTACATACTCGCCATTCGTATATCCAACACCAGGACGATTGACATAAATGTTTTGAACCGTTCCACCAGATCTATCAACATAAAAACTTGCTCCAGTTCCAATTCCAGTTGTAGTTGCAGTAAATACATCATAGTGATCTGTACTTGATGATCCTACAGTTCCACCACCACTATAAGCACTAATACCAGTTACAATTCCAGTTTGAGTTGCCCCGTGCCAACCTAACCAAGTAAATGCACTTTCTAATTGCTCTATAACATTAGTTCTTGCCCAACCAGGATTAATTGAAATTGTTGTCGTTGTAATTGCCATTAGTCTTTATGCCTCCAGTTGAAGAATGGTTAGATTTGCTGTAATTGCTTGTGTAGAACCAGAAAGGTTTGTGATTGCTGCATATATTGTAGTGTCAGTGGGATTATCAAGATTACCACCCATCACAAAAGGAGAAATAATTTGAGTAGTTGAAATGCCAGTAGTAATCACTTCAGCAATCACTCCACTTCCAGGTGTTGGATCAATTCCAACACTTCTAGAAGCATCAGCAGCACGAGATGCACTATCTGTATATAGTCTTAACCAACCTGCAGTGGAAAGACCGACTCTCATTAAAGCATAAGACTTAAATCCTGTAATATTTGTATTACCAATTCCATTATTTGCAATTGATGTTGTTACACCAGTTACAGTAGTTCTTGATTGTAGTGAACCACCAGATGCTGTAATTGTTGCAATACCAGAAGTAGAATAATCAACATCAAGTCCAGTTCCAAAGTTAATTGTTCGTGCAGAACCAACATTTACATTATCGTCTAAAACAACAATACCAGATCCAGTTGCATTAACATTGAGAAGTGCAGAACCATCAATCGCAGGTAGTGATCCAGTTAATTGACCTGCAGGGAGACTGGTTATGTTTGCACCAGAACCATAGAAAGAAGTAGCAGTAATTACACCAGTTGCATTTATATGCCCAGAATTTGATAATGTAATTGCAGATCCAACTTTAACATTTCCAATAAAAGTGTTATCCGAATTTCCATTAGATGTTAATGATCCATCTATTGAAAGATTTCCAGTATCAGAGTATAAAGTTGCTATCTCAGATTTGTTTAAGAAAGATTCCTTTCTGTAGAATACAATATTTCCTCTATCACCATTTGTAAATCCATTTGCAGCAATTTGCAGTTCCTTACTGCTAGCATTAATATTTCCAGAAACACTACCTGCTGGATCCCTACCAATAATTATGGCATTATTAAGGTCTGAGTAACTACCTGCTCTTAAATAATCAACAGTGGTAATACCTGCGTAAATATTTGGAGTTCCTGCAAGACTATAAGCAGTTGTTGCTTCTGATACTGAACTTGCACCAGAGACAGTGGCAATACCAGACCCAAATGAAACATTTAAGTTTGTTCCAAAATCAATTGTCCCTGCAGTTCCCACTGGTGTTCCATCTTCTCTAATTTCAACTCCAGCACCTGTAGCAACAACTCCAGTCAATGCAGAACCGTCAATGGCAGGAAGTGCTCCTGTAAGTTGCCCAGCATTGAGTGTTCCATAGAAACTTGTAGCAGATACAACACCAGAAACTGTGAGTGCTTCTGTAGCTACTGTAGTCTTAATACCAACATTACCACTTGAGTTAATATATTGTCTGATGTTTCCTTCACCATCAGCAATGACTACATTATTTGATGATGTGCGAATATCTAATCCAGTCTGTCCATCATAACCACCAAGAATTACGTTATAAGAACCAGTTGTAATTTTTTGCCCTGCTCTTACACCAACACCAATATTGTATTGTCCAGTGGTTGTGTCATAATAAGACAGTTCACCGATACCAATGTTTCTACCCTGACCACCGTTTAAAGTAACAAGAACCTGATCACCAATCGCAATATTTCTACCACTTCCAGATCCAGAAGGCAAATTACCAAATCTTAAGTTTGATGATGCATCTGCTTGAATTCTTCCCTGAGAAATTGTTGTTACACCAGATACATTCAGTTGCGAAGCATTTGCATAACCACCTGTTAAGTTTGTTGCATCAGTTATAGAACCAACAAGATTTCCATAGAAAGTTGTAGCACTAATAATTCCAGTAGAGGAATACATTGTGATGCCACTACCCACAAAAGTATTACCACTAAAAGTAGAAATACCGGAAGCATTTAATTGCCCTGTAACGGTTGTTCCTGTGATTGTTACACCAGTATTAGTGGTTGCTAACTTTTTAGATCCATTATAATAAAGATCTACAGATCCATCTGCAGTACAATCAAGCATGAACTCAGCATCTGCTTTATTTTTTAATATAATTCTATCAGATGTTATCCTAAAAGTTGTGTTGCTGTATATTCTAGATCCAGTAACACCATTATATTGAAGATAATATTGATTAGAATCTCCAAGATTGATATTAGAATTAGTAGAAAGATTTATATTATTTTTAAAAGTAGAAACACCAGTCACATAAAGTTGAGATGTTGATGTTCCACTACCAACAACGGTAAGAGCACTTGTTGGATTTGTGGTTCCTATACCAACATTCGAAAGTGTATGAATTCCTACTAATGAAGATAACCAGTAAGACTCTCCAGAACCCCCTGTTGTATTAAGTCCTGCAGATGCTGGAGAAAAATCTACCCATTGTGAAGAACTTCCATCATTATAATATATAAATCCTCTTCCTAAAGTACTATCATACCATAAATTTCCACTAATAGGAGAGACAGGTTCAGTATCAGAAATGGTTACACTTGCACCACCACCTCCAGAGAATGCAATACCATTCTGATATAAAGTTCCCGTAAGATTAATATCCCCAATTACTTCTAATTTATATTGGGAATTTGTTGTACCTATACCAATATTTCCATCATTATAGTATGCACTGCCATTCGGGTTCTCAGTCCATACATTTAAAAGTGTGACGGTAGATCCTACTCCAACATTCTCTTTTCTTGCAAAGAGTCTACCATCATTAAAATTATACCCTAACTCTCCAAGTTCTAAATCTGAAACTTGTGGTCTTTTTCCGGATACGGATGATCTTTTAAGTTTAAACGGAGTTGCCATATTGGTATATACCTAATAAAAAAGGAGACTTATCTAAGTCTCCTAATATTTATTCAGTTTCCAATTCTTCTAATGCTTCTAATGCACCTTGAAGTTTCAAGAATTCTTCTTTCTTTTTATTGAATTCTTGTTCCATAGCAAGAAGTTCATCTCTAATTTTAGTTGCCTTTTCAGTCAGAATGGTTTTCATTTCATCTTGTTTCATAATAGATTATTTTAACTCTTCGTTATTTATACATTTATCAAAACCAAATCCAAGATACGTCCTACCATTATAAATTAATTTTTTATTTGAACCATTTCCATCAACAAAATGTAAAAAACATTGAAGATTCCATTTACTTTTAGAAATTGGTCCAGAATTTGATAAGTATCTACTGTCAAAGATACATAGGTCACCCGGATTTAAATTAATTTCAATAGAATCAAATTGTTTATTAACTCTATTAAGGTGGATTGGATCTACATCATTTTCTTTTGAAAATCCTAAAGATAAAATTGCCGTAATTTCACCAGAATTTTTATTTACATCGTACTGTAATTGATCACCTTTCATATACATTCTAACAAAACTATATGTTGGAAGTATATTAATTCCTAAAATCTCACCTAAAGGTTCACATGAATTTTGTAATATAACTTCAGACAGAGAATCATAACAAAAATCATAAGTATTTTGATAAAGATTAATATCACTTGAATTAATTTTCAATGTAAAATAATCTTGGATAAATTCAACAAAATCTTCTTCTAAAAAATTTCTAATTATTTTATAATGATCACTTTTAAAATTTTGAGGTTCTATCATAATTTTTATTTAAATCTTGGACCAATTACCCAACCAACAAGAACATATCTAGTTCCTTTTGTAATAGGAGTACATTCATGAAGAACATTAGATGGAAAAAATGTAATTAATCCTTTTTTCTTTTCTATAATTTGAGGAGTTTTACTTAAATGCAATCTCAATTCACCACCTTCATATTCAGACGGATCTGAAAGTTGTAATACAAAAGAAAGTTTCCTATCGTGTGGAACATTATTGTATATTGTATCCAAATGTGGTTTGTAAAAACTCTTAGTATTTCCATAATATTTTGTAAACTGAAGCATTTCAATTTTTTCTAAATCAAATTTAAAATACTCAGAATTAACATAATTTATACAATCAGTTAATCTTTGATAAATCCATTCTGTTACATTATTAACAGGAACCCAAGATAATTTAGAAATTCTAGTTTGAATTTCTAAATCATTATTAGTTGAAACTAATGCATCAACTTCAGGAATACGATTGCAAATGGAAATTATTTTATTCAATTCATTATCTTTAAATAAATCACTATAATAATAAAATAAACCATTATTATTATAATTTTTTAAATAATATTCTTTTGCATTAACTACACTAAGTTCATCTTCATCTATCAATGGTCTGACCATGTTAATGATATTTTTACTTTTTAAAAATTTAGATATCATATTTTTATCATATTAGAGGGCCAAGAAATATCATTTGAAATCAATGAAAAAATATCTAAAATATCATTACATTTATCAATCTGATTATTAAGATCAAATTCTAAGTCAAATAGTTTTTGAAAAAATTTTTGAATTTCATTTACCATTTTAATAAATTCACTTGAAGTAAAATCAATAAATCCACTTTTTGATTTCCATTTGAATTTTAAATCATTATTAGAATTACATTCCAAATATTTTAATAGCAATAATGTTTTAGATCTATCGTCGGTAGATATTTCATATCTATTATCGATATTAATCCCTGAACATTCTATTTCATATCTTAATGAACTTATTTGATCTTTGAATTGAGACTTTATAATTTCAAATAGTATACTATCACATTCAAATTCTTTCAACTTTTTTTCATTTTCTTTTGAAAATTTTAAGAACCCATGATTTGGATATCCTGCCCAAGAAAGATCATAAAGTTCATCTTTATTAAGATATACAATTCCTGAAATATTTTTCCAATTTATTTCTAATTTTTCTGGAGGACTTAAAATTTTTTTTTCTTTTGGATTTATTTCAAAATATAAATCAACTAAAATGTTCTTCATAATCTTTCCAAGCTTGGTCGGGATCTGCACCATTTTCAATTGATTGTATAACTCTACGTTTAGCTATTTCTTTTTCACTCTTTTTCCTATCTTTTTTAACATTTTCTCTTAATTTTTCAAGATTTTTTAATGGTTCTTTTCCCAAATTATCAGAAATTTCTTCTTGAATTTTTAACTCTTCAAATACTTTTTTAGATTGTTCTTCAATATCAAAAGATTTATTTTTTTTCTTTGATTTTGTTTTTGTGGGAAGTGCCTTTTTCTCTTCAGTATTTCCTTCTAAAGATTTTTTATGTGTTTCCATTACCTGTTGCATTTGCCAAGGTGCAGCACCTGCCCAATATCTATCGTCAGCATCTAAATTCCACCCCCTCCAGGAAGCAAAATCTTGTCTAGGTCTCATAGCAATTTGAAGTCCTACTCCTGAGGCTAATTGTTCTATAAGTTCAATAACTTCTACAGGTTGAAGAACAGACCAAAGATTATAATAGTCTCCCCTCATTGATATTTCGACTACACCACCAAATGCAGTTCCCACTGTTACTGATCTAGCTCTACTTTTACTTGCTTTCAATCCTGCTAATTCATTTTCTTCATAAATTTGATTTATTTTTTCACGTATTTCATTAGTTTTCTTTTTTGAAGCCATGTTAATTGCATCTCCTTATTATGTTATTGTGCATACCATCTCACAGTTATAAATCCTCCATCTGGGACTACAACATCATATAATTGAAATGGATTGATTGAAATATCATTATATTTAGTTAAATTTGCAACAGATCCAGGAAGACCTTTGTTTGCATTACCTGGACTGCCAGCAGCACCAAGTTTACCATAACTAGCAGTATTTAAATTCCCAGCAGTTCCAGCTCGACCTGGAGTTCCATAACTACCAGGATTCATATTACCAGGTCTTCCATAAATTCCTGGATTTCCATACCCATCTCTCCCCCCAGAACCATTAGTACCTGACTGAGCAGAACCTCCAATCCCATGACCTCCTCCACCTCCTCCACCTCCTCCACCAACAGGGTTCCCTAGTTTATTACCAATTGAAGGACTTCCACTACCTTTACCTCCTCCACCTCCTCCACCACCATCAGTTCCATCACCCCCAGGATTTCCCCTACCATTCGATTCTCTACCTCCTGCAAATCCCCCAGCACCACCATTTCCAGAATTTCCACCACTTCCACCATTATCACCATTAGCCCATCCCCCAGCAGAACCATTACCCGGACTTCCCCCCGGACCACCTGCTAAAACTTTACCATGACGACCGGCACCACCACCTCCACCACCAGAACCTCCAGGACCACCCCTCCAATTAGAAGGAGTTCCATCTTCACCTCGATTTCCATTTCCAGCACTCCCAGGTTCACCTATATTTCCAGCATCTCCACCAAAACCTGCACTCCCTGGACCTCCTGCATTTCCTGCAATTCCACGTTCACCTACAGTTCCAGGTGTTCCAAAATTTCCAGTTCCAGCTAATCCTCCAGCACCACCTACAAAACTATATCCCAACATTCTAGAAGAAGAACCAATATTTCCAGGTAAACCACTAGATCCAGATTTACCTGGACTGTTTGCATTTAAATTTCCAGGAAAACCATCAGTACCTGGAAATGAAGTAGCATTAGTATTTAAATTTCCAGGACTACCTATACTTCCGTTTCTACCAGGCCCACCACCAAACCCAGAAGATCCATTACCTCCAGGCTGTCCAATATTATTAGCTTGATTGCCAGGTTCACCATTTGCACCATTCCCCCCATTTCCACCATCTCCACCAGTACCATATGCTGATATTAATTCATAACCCATAGTACCACTAGCTCCACCTGCACCACCTGGACGATTTCCAGTACATCCACCATTTCTACCATTTGCACCATTCCCACCTGCACCAGATCTACCATTTTGATTTCCTGCCCCTACAGATTTTTTAGGTCCCCAGGCACCTCCACCTCCTCCACCTCCACCCCCAGAGGCACCAGTACAACCAGCATTTGCAAACCCAAATCCACCAGCACCTCCACGACCCCCAGTTCCAGGATTTCCAGGGTCTCCACCTGCCCCAACATTTCCATCACTCCCTTTATTTCCAGCAGGTCCTGCAGGACCTGCTGTACCATCACTTCCTCGATTTCCAGCATCACCAGGTAATCCAGCAGTTCCATCAGTTCCAGAAGAACCTTTGGCACCTATACCTTCCAAATTTACACGAGTAATTCTAGTTGAAGGTGCCTGCCAAGTAGCAGGTGCGTAAAAAGTAATTGACCCAGGAGGGGTCATTGTTGCTTTTGTTGCTCTTCTAGTGATTCCAAATGCCATTTGCTTTTTACTCTAGATAAAACCAACCTGTTACTATATATTTGGATTTATTGCCATGAACTACATTTCCCCTATGTGTATGTGTATATGCAGCAGGGAAAATAACAAGAGAATTTTCTTGTGGGGGTATTCTCATTCTTTGATATAAAAGTTCAGTCTCCCCTGCACCATCTTCATCAATATCATTAAGATATAAAATATAAGTTAATGCTCTAGCAGAAGAATCACCATTTCCCTGTTCACAATGCCATACATGATATCCACCACCGGGAAGAGTTTTTTGTACTTTAACACTTGTACATTTCATATTTAAATCATTAAGAACATCATATTCTCTCACATAAGAGTCATAACATCTCTGAAGTCCATCAAAAAAAATATCAGTGGCAGAAAATCCATTAAAAGAAGAAAAAGAATGATTCTTAAGATTTAAAAAGAAAAATTCATCCTGCTTTTTTGTTTTTGTAGTATTTTCACTATCCTGCCTATTTCCACAATATCCACCTTCACGGAATCTTTCGAATTCACAAATCATGTGATTGCAAAATCCATCAGGATAAACATCCTTATACATTCCTACAAAATCTTTATAAGTTTCATTCATATTCATGAAAAAATTAATTTAAAATTATTTATGAGAAATTATAGAGTGCTATATTACCATACCAAGTTGTACCTTGATTTGGAGTAATGAAAATCCAAATATCAGTTTTTCCTGCATCTTGAGTTCTAATTGGACTCAAGTTATTTGGGAATTTAACATTACTTGAAGGATTCCAAGAAACAGAATATGGACCACCAGTTCCATTTGTTAAAATTAAAGTGAAACTGCTGCCAACATTAGGAAGATTAATTGGATTTGTGATTGTAAATGTAGAATTAGCAGTTAAAGTTCCAATGAATACATTTCCATCATTTAGATTAATATTTCGATTTCCTGCAATATCTCCCATGTTATAAACAGTTTCACCATATTTTTGTAATACAACATCAGTAAGATTTTTACCATTAAATGTAGAATTTGCATTTACATTTATTGAAGTAAATTGTGCTGAAGCACGAACAGCCGCACCAATAACTGTACCATCAATATTTCCACCATTGATGTCAACAGTAGCAAGTTGTGCAGTGCCATCAACAATCAGATTTTGATTAACCGTTACAATTCCACTGATTCTTGCATTGCCAGCAACATTTAAATTCTTAGCAATACCCACACCACCAGAAACAACAAGTGCTCCAGTATTTGCATTATTCGATTCAGTAGTTCCAAGAATATTAACTCTAGAAGTAATAGAATTAGAAGCAATATTTACATTATTAGCATTACCAAAAGCATTAATTGTAGTAACGTTTGTATTGAGTAAATTGAATATTCCAGTTGAAGTAGATATAAAATTAGATCCACCTAAAGTCAGATCTCCTGAGATTAGAGTATTTCCATTTGGATCCACTCTTAATTTAGCATCTACATCAAAATTCTCATTACCATATGGAACTGTTACTAGAGGATTTGCTAACTTCCAGCTATATCCATCACTTGTATCAATACCTGCATACCAACGAATATTTGAGTTATTATGAGTGATGTCCCAAGACATTGCAACATCACCAGTTCCACCCTGATTAATCTTAAAGTGAGCACCTCTAAGATTCTGACCAGAATTATTTTGATATGATGTTATTGTTCCTGAAGATCCAACTCTAAATTTCTCACTATTGTTGGTAAAAATACTTACATCAGCAGAATCTACAGTAATTAATCTAAGTGCAGCAGTTCCACGATGTAAAATATCAGAAGTTACATTTCCAATTCCAGCAGATCTTCCAATGCGAAGTCCATAATCAGGGAATACTCTAACATCATTATTGAATTCTGCATAAGATGTTTGATTTGTATTACCTACACCAAGTCTCAATACAGATGCTTCATTAATATATGCAGTTACGACTCCTAAATTAGGTACACTAATATTTCTTGTCGTAGAGATTGAAACATTTCCATCCGCAACTTTGAAATTAGAGTTTACAATTACATCACCAGATTTAGATTTGAGAACCAATTCTCTAGTTTTGGTGTCAATAATATGAGATGCTGCAATTCCTACTCTAATTTCATCAAGTTCAATTGAATCTACAAAAAGATTATTATTAATATAAACATTTCCTGAGAATGTAGATACACCAACTACTTCTAAATGATTGAGTCTAGATATACCTCTCTCATGAATCTGAGTATAAGATGTTCCAAGTCCTGTGATTGGATCAATTCCAGTTCCAGTAAATCTTGCAGTTCTATTAACAACAATATCTTCAAATTCAACATCACCCAAACTTTGAGTTTGATCAAAAACTACTTGTCCAGTTACACGAAGGTTTTGAATTAAAGTATCACCGTTAACACTAAAATTATAATTACCTACGGCAATAGTCCCTATTCCAAGTTTATCAAATTTAAAGTCTAAAATATCAGGAGTTCTACTAATAGGTCCCCAAGGTCTCCATTCATTTTCCAAATAAATGTGTCCAATATAACCATTGGTTGGGTTTGAAATATAAGAAATATCACCAAGAGTTGGATTTGGAATGATTGCAGAAGTTGGAGTAGATAATCCAACAGTAAATAGTTTTTCTTGAGATGCTGTTCCACGAATATAAAAATTCTTGGTTAAGATTCCATCTTCAGAAAGATTAGTGATCTTTTGAGTAAAGTTTACTGGTCCATAGAATTGAGAACTTTGATTATTATTTTCTCCACCTTCTACAGTAATTCTTTCACGAACAAGAATTTCATCAAATACACCACTCAATCTATTGCTATTTTCACCCTCTGCATCATCACCAGTGTAAGTAAGAATTGGTGCTTCAATTACTTTTTCTTCTCCAGTTGCAGAAATAAGTTTCTTACTTCCTGAGAAAAATTCTCCACTGTCATTCATACCAGTATAAACTACTGTTCCACCTCTTTGCTCTCTTGCCTGAGATGTTAAAATATCATCCTCATCAAGAATTCTATTTTGTTTTTGTGGTAAACCAGTAGAATAGTTACCTGGACCATATCCAAGATATTCAAATGTATGTCCAGATGCCCTCATGAATGAAGGTCTACGTAATTCCATAGGAAGAACTTTAATCTTCTTAATTAAAGATCCTACAGGTGCAGTAGTTTTAACAGTTCCGAATTGTCCACGGAGAATATCAAATTCATTACCATTTGCAGTACTTGCAAGTCTAACAATTTCAGAGTTTATAGCAATATAATCTCCTCTATAAAATCCATTAGAACTTTGTAGTTGAATAATTGTACTATTTTCTGTTATGCCTTGAGAAATAGTTGTGGTTACACCTGCATAGATTGTAGAAGCACGAGATCCTAAATTCTCTTCACCTCTACCAAGATTTTTAGCATTAGCAGATATACCATGCTTAAATACAAATCCAGTAGTTGAAGATTTAGTTTCTGTAACGATTCCTACATTAAAGGTAAATGTATTGATTCCAATGTTATCACGGACTACAAATGTACTATTGTACATCGTATGACCACTGCCAACTATAGAAATTTTATTTCCAGGAAGTAATCCGTGAGGTTGACTTGTAGTTACAGTAACAATTCCCGAAGATACATTAGTAAAACTAAATGAAGTTATTCCTACTCCTTTAGATGCCAAATATCCAATAGGAACATCATTATTGCTATTTTCTACATAGGAAGAAATTCCAGTTGGATGATAAATTTTAATAGTTTTACTATCAAGAACATCGATAATTTTAAAAGTTCCATTCAATGGAATTGTAGAATAGAATCCAGAAAGATCTAATGCATCATTTACATTATTATTAATATCCTGAACCGTAACTACAGCATTATTTCCAGCAGATCCTCCTTGAATTTCAAGTCTCTGTCCTACAGTATGAGCAGATCCAACATCAACCAATCTCAAAGTTGAAGGATTGATTGCACCAGTTACAGTAGTATTAAATCTACAGGTAGCATCTTCTTCTAAAAGGAATTGATCTATTAGATTTGCACTATAGATGCTAGAACTAATTGGATATCCTGCACCAGGAGAAACTACAGATAGTGACTTAATTGAATTTAACTTATGTTCTATATCAGTATAAAGGGTAATTGTAGTATTACCAGTTCCAGAAATAGAAAGTCCAGTAATACCAAATCCAACTCTACTATTTCTAAGTAATTGATTTAATGCTTCACGAGTTGTAGATTTCTTCTTATCATCTGTTACAACTCTTCCTAAGATATTTAAATCTGCGTAACTGATCGATGGTAATGGATCTGGTGCATAATTATCTCTATCTGTCTGTGGATAAAGATTTCTAACATCTTGATTGAAAGTTTTTTCCGATACACCATAACCAACAATTTCTTCAGGTCTTACACTCGAAGACAACATAATAATGTGGTAAATACCATCTTGACCATCTTCACCTGGAATGTGTCTCTTGACAGTGTTTACACGATAAGCAAAATAATTATCAAGATATGATTCTCTAGATACTAAAGGAAGATCATCTCTTTGTTGTCTTGTTGTACGAGAATTTATTGCATTTAAGAAGTTTCCTGGATTAGTAGATACCCCAGAAATTCTATATTTAAATGATTTAGAATCTAATACATCAACAACAGGATAAGATCCATTGAAAGTAGAAACAATTCCTGTTCCTGAAGTATTATTAGTACTCTTAATCTTTTGAACTTTTACAATATCTCCAGGGATAAAGTTATGAGGAACTTCAGTAGTAATGGTAACTACTTGTGAATTATCGACAATACTATCTGCTATTGCATCGATAATAACTTTTTCATTTCTCAAATCTACTGGACTCTGAAGGTTAGTGCCTTCATCAATAGTCAAACTAGAAATTCCAACATTCTTAGATTCTTGAAGAACAAATCCTGCCTGAGGTGGTCTTGCAAAAGTATATTCTTTTGGAATTACATAACGAAGTTTATAAATCTTATCTTCAATTGCTCTATTATCTAATTTTCTCTTAAAATAAGTTGAAGGACTTTCCAATCCTAATATTTCAGTTCCAAGTCCAACTACTGCACCATAAATTTTATTTTGAGCAGTGAATTGAGAACTTGTAAGATACCAAGATCCCACATTTTCATCCCATTGGACTGGATGACCTAGATCTCCAGGGAACTTATCACTTACTGTACTTAAAACAGTAATTCTTCCGCCATTATTTCCAATACCTTGAATTGGAGTTCTAGATATTGCATCATTTAATGAAAATGCAAGTTGTATTTGATTATCAGATAAGAATCCACCAGTAATTGCATAATAAACTTTATCAATTTGAATACCATCAGGTGCTTGACCTGTATCACTAAAAATTCTTACTCGTTCACCATTAAACAACTGATGGTTTTGAGTTAGAGTTAAAATATTTGAAGATATATTATTGAAACCACCAGTTCTTGCAATTGTATATTCTTTTTTCGATGTTACACCTTCTCCACCACCAGGGACTGGCATGTATATTGGAGATTCAAAAGTTTGAAGATCTGTTCCTTGAGTAACAGTTAAATATAATTTATCTTGTAATTTAGCACCAATTCGATATCCATCAGTCTGAGAAGGTGGTGCAACATCTTTAGTACTATAACTAGAAATATATAATCTCTTTAAAGTATTTGATGGATTTATAGTTTTATAAGTATCAATTGATAACCAAGTTACTTGGTTTTCATTAGTAGTAATTTCTTTTGGTGGAATAATATGAGTGATGTATCCAACATCATCCCTATCAAAAGATTCTCTTCTATATCCAACACTTTCTAATGAAATTGCACCAAAGTTTGAGTTAGAGTTAGTGATGGACATGTCACCACCACTTTCAGTTACAAAGTGCTTTGCAAAACCGATGGCAAAGATAGAGACAGATTGGATAAATCCATCATTAGAGGTTTTAATATGGAAATTTTCGTATTCTGGTTTATAAATTGCTCTAGAATTAGTATGTAACGGTCTCTCTGTGCTGTTATTAGGAAGAGTTAAATTATCATAATAAACACCATCCTCATAAATCAAAAATGCATTATCATCTTTCTGAAGGGAGACTCCCGTGTATTGAGCAACAACCATGGATTTAAATCCATCTGCTTTACTACCATCTCCATGCATACCACACATACCATAAACTGAACGCAATGAACAGTTAAAGATATATGGAGATGCGGAAGATACTGTATCACTTTCTACAACAACAGTAGCAGTGTCAAAAGCAGCAGGATCTGGCAATAAATTAGTAGGAGTAGATACTGCACTAAAAGTAAAAGTAGTTAAACCTACAACTTCTCTTACAACAAATGACCCATTATATGATGCAGGTTCTTCAGTTATGCCAGAGATAAGAACTGGGGTATCAATAAACAATCCATGTGGTTTAGGAGTTCCTGTTTGAAGATCTGCTGTAGTTACAGTAATAATACTATTATCACCTGTACCGTCACCATTTCCTGCACGAATACTTGAAATGCCTAAGGGATTTGATTGAAGAGATCCAACAATTCTGTATTCATCTATACTTGGTTCAAAATCATTATTAAGTGGATAATCACCCAAACCTCTTCCAGAGATGTCACCATATGCTCTGGCAACTTTATAATAATACATTTGCAGATCTGTAAGATCTGTTTGTTCATATCCAAGACGTGCTTTATTTACTCCATCAGCATATGTAAAAGCTGTAAGTTTATGGTGAGAAAAATTAGGAACAGAACGATTGTCTGTGTAATCTTTAAATACTGTCTTTGTAGTATCTGCGTCAAAGAATGTAAATGTACTGAAGTAACAAGTACCAGTTACATTAAAAATACTAGAAAGATCGACATCATCATCATAAGGATTGGGTATATAAAGTGGTCTAATCTTGGTTTTTCTAAGGTCTACACCAATAATAGATGTACCACGAGGAAGAATTACTCCACCACTAATAGAATTAAATTTATAAAGATCATTATTGGTATCGAAAATATCAAAATTTGAAGAAAAAGATAATGGATCTAAAGTAGTAGTCTGCCAAGTATCTTTACCTACTCTTTTTTTATATACTGCACTACCATTAACATCTTGGATTGAATATCCTGGTCTATTATCAATATAATGAGTTGATGGATATACCATAATGGTAGTCCTATCATTTAAATCATTATTCTTACCTTGTTGGTATGAAAATCTTGCTGCTTCAATTAATGCTCTTTGAATTGAAACAAATGGTCTTACAAGACTATCTCCACGATTCTCTATGCTGTCTGTAGCATCAAAATTGTTAGGATCGACATATAGTATATTCCCTTCAGGATTACGAAGGAAGTTGTCTAAACGAGATAAAGGCATTTTATCAGAACTACTTACATTTCCTATGTTCTATTTAGGAGTTCTATATACAACAAAACCTCCAATAAGGAGGTTCTGAAGTCACACTTTTCGGGTCACTGTAGGAATTCCTCCCACCGAATAAATTGTAAATTAAAATGTATTAACTGTCAAGTTCTCCTCGCAGTTCAGCAAGTTTTGCTGTAGCAAGACATTCAACACATGTCCAATAGGTTTCACCACTAATAGGAAAATTATTATCCGTAAAGTGTGCTGCAATATCTTCCTGAAGCTCTCTAAGGTCTTGAAGTGTGTCTCGCTCAATGTACATAATTAAGTTTTTTCATCCTACAGATTCATTGTAGCAATATTCGAGTATCCTGTCAAGTGTCACCAAAAACCTTTGAATTCAACTTTCGAAGTTGTTCTTTTAGTTCTAAATTTTCTTCTTTTAAAGTTTTTACACTTTCAATAAGAAGACCAATTAAACCATTATAATTAACTGTCTTAGTTTCTCCATCAGTAACTAATTCAGGAATAACTGCTTCAACATCTTGAGCAATAACACCAGCAGATTGCTTTTTGTTTTCCTTCCAGTTAAAAGTTACACCGTTTATTTGAGAAACAATTTCTAGTGAATTTTCAATCTTATTAATATTTTCTTTTAATCTTCTGTCTGAAGTTGTATTATAATCAAATGCAGTTACAATACCAGGGAAATTTGCATTTCTTCCAAAATTAACATCGAGATCGGAGATACTAATAGTTGAATTTAAATTACTACTACTTCTGATTTCAGATGCAATAATCTTTCCTTGGAATGAAACATCACCCGATGTGCTATACATATAGAATGAATTTGTTCCATCGGGTGCTTTAATAAATCCACTGGAAGAAATAAATGAATTTGCTGTTACAATTCCAGTAAAATTACCAGTAGTCGCAGTAATTGATCCAACTACAATATTTGGAGTTCCAGTAAGTCCCTGAGCAACAGTTGCAATTCCTGCTGAAGTTGCATAAGTTGCAATTCCAGAAGAAGTTGAATATGTAGATATTCCTGCAATACTTGCATAAGTTGCAATGCCTGCATAATTTACATACTGTTGATCAGTAAAGGTAATTGTTGCACCAACACCAATCGAATCAATACTTAAATTATTACCAACAAAATTTATTAAACTAATACTAGAAGCAGATCCAACTAAAACACCATTATCTAATAAAGTAATACCTTCAATTGCACCAGAAGCAGCAGCAGGTCTCCATTCAGGTTTTCCTGAGGAAACTGAAAGTACATATGATTCTGGACCAATTGAAAGGAAACTGGTAATACCTACATTTTCCTGATAAGGTATTGCATATGAGGTTCCACCACTTAAATTGATCGAACTAGTTGCAGTTCCACTTAAATTTCCATAGAAATAATTGGCAGATACTGAATCATCTGATACTGTTACTGCAGAACCTACTGCAAGTCTAACTCCATTTTTAACTTGAGTGGATCCAATACCAACCCCATAATTAAATAACCAAGCATCAGTAGTTCCTGTTCCAAGAGTTCCACCCTTTACCCAAGTTATCTGCTTATAAGTTGAAGAAATATCACCATTTGATAGATTTACTAATGGTGAACCCTCAGTACTCGCAATCGAAATTCCACCATAATTAGCAGAAGTATCAGTTTCGTTATGAGATGTAGAGTATCCTAGAACAATATTCTTATCTTCTATAAGTTGTTCTACAACATTTAATATAACTTGTGTTCCATTAACAGTTAAATTGCCATCAATAACAACGTTATTATTAACTGTAAGATCATTTTGAATGGTTACATTATTTGGAAGTCCAACTACTGGGGAAGACCCCTCACCAGTAGAAGATGTAACCTCAACTTCATTTACTGTTCCACTGATAGTCTTAACATAATCTCCGAAAGTATCAGTCCCCAGACCGACAGAATTTGGTTGAATAGTTGCAGCAATAGAAACATTTCCTGTTCCATCAAAAGTAACTCCAGAACCTACAATGTCACCAGTGATTGAAAATGTTCTTGGAGTTTGAAGTTTAGTTGATTGTGTAGATATTCCTGCAGTAGATGCATATGTTGCAATTCCAGAAGATTGTGAATATGCAGGTGTAGAAAATGTAATTACTGCTGTTGTTCCTACACCAGTAGCAGTAACATAATCACCAACAAAATCAATTGTTGCAAAACTGGAAGCAGATCCTACAATATTTCCTTCATCTTTAATTGTAATCCCTTCAAGTTTAGATAGAATAAGATCCGTAAGATTCCCACCAGATCCATAAAATGCTGTAGCAGTTACAACTCCAGAAACATAAACCTGATTTGCGGTTACAATTCCTAAAGTAGAAATTCCACTGACATTTAAATTAGTAACTGATGCAATTCCACCAATTACGTTTGTAGATACTCCAGCAGTGGTTGCATAAGTAGCAATTCCAGCAATAGGAGAATAAACTGCTGTTACATTAGTTAATCCTGAACCATCTCCAACATGACTTCCACTAAAAATACCTGCAGAAAGTCTTCCTGAGAAAGGATTATAAATTAAACCGTTAGTTCTTACGGAAGTATATCCACTTTGACTAGTGAAAAATCCTACATAATGATTTTGATTGCCTGAATAAGTACCTATTAAAACCTTATCGGAATTTGTAGCAATGCCTGCTGAAGTTGCATAAGTCGAAGTTGATGCATTTCCATCTAAAGTTCCAACAAAAGTTGTTGCAGTAACAACACCACTAAAATTTCCATTACCTGTAACATTTAGATCTGATACTATTTGTCCTCCGATAGACAAATTAGTACTAATAGAAACTAAATTTGCATTTAAATATAGATCATTTGGACTCGTTATATTTGGAGTCCCAGCATTAGTAGAAACAAATGAATTTGCAGTTACAACACCAGTAAAATTACCATCCCCACTTACATTTAAATTAGTAACTGATGCAATTCCACCTATTACGTTTGTAGAGACTCCTGCAAAATCTGCATAAGTTGCTATGCCAGAAGAGGTTGCATAGGTTGATATGCCAGAAGAGGTTGCATAGGTTGATATGTCAGAAGAGGTTGCATAGGTTGATATGCCAGAAGAGGTTGCATAGGTTGCTATGCCTGCAGTAATTGCATAGGTAGCAATACCAGCATAAGAAGCATATTCAGTGTCAGTTTCTGAAAGAGGATACCAGAATCTACCACCCTCAGAAGTAGCAGTTGCAACTAAAATAAATACCTCTCCAGGAGGAAGAGGATTTGCCCCTATAGATGAGGGACCAACTAAAGGATCCCCAAGGTTAGGTTCAGCTTGCTCTAATCCTAAAAATTGATACCTATCAGGTGTGATATCAACTTGAGGAGTTCTTTTTACTCTCTTACTTAGGAACCCTTGATTTGCCATTTCTTATATATTATTGATTAGAAGTTTCAAGAATACTGATAATAAACTTTAAATCAGTTGAACTACTACTACTTATAGTAATATAATCCCCTTGCTCAAGAACTAATTTTCCAGGCAATAAGTTTGCAGTATCATTACTAGGAATGTGAAAATTTTTAACAATTTCCGTAGAAACTGTTCCTACACCAGACACTACACGATTGTGATACCAACTTAATGTTTGAGTTTCGTTACCAATATTTGAACATTGTGCAAGCAAAAACACTCCAACGAATCCAACGGGTGCTTCATATATATTTTCTGTCGATAATCCAACAACTTTAGTAATTGTACGGAAATTATTTACTGCTGCTGCTGCAACTGCCATTTTTAACGTTCCTCCTTAGTCTGATAGTGCAAGAATAAAAGGGGTTAAAGTTGTAAACAAACTCTTGGAGTAAATTCTACCAGAAATTGTTCCTGATGCTTGATTTATAACAACTCCATCACCAATTCGGAAATTTCCTGCTTGGTCGGTACTGGTATAAACTACAATTCCTCCATTTTCTTGAACAACTTCATTATCTTGAATAGCAACACCACCGAGAGCAGGTTTGGCACGATTAATATCATTTCCAGAACCAACCCATTCAAATGAATGAGATGATGTAATTTGTAAACTTACTCGTGTAAAGTATACTGTAGTTCCTGCACTAACTGTATTATTTAGGTTCTGTAATAAAGTGATTGTAGAAATTCCGGCACTTGGTAAAGTAGCAGAATCAACTTTATAAAATATTGGTTGCATTCTAGACACTGATGCTTGTGCTTGAACTCCAACTCCAGTTGGAGGAGCAATCGTGACAGTGGGGGGATTTAAATATTGAGTTCCCGAGTTTATAATATTGATAGAAACCACTCTTCCATTTTCAATTGTAGATGTAGCTTGAGCAGTAATTCCATTTTCACCCTCAGGTGCAGAGAAAAACACTCTAGGTGCAGATTCATATCCGAATCCACCATCAGTAACTTCTACGGTATCGACAAAATTATATAAATCTCCAAAATAACAAACCTGTCCATCATAAGGTCTATATGATCCTAATCCTCCAACCTGTACATCATTATTTTTTGCTGGAGAATCTGTGGTAACTGTTCCAGTATAACGATAAATTGATTTAGTATTTTCATCTCCATCTCCATCGGCATAAAGTCCTAGTCTACCAAATGATGAGTTAGAGTTTGTAATATCACATTGACCTCCAGATCCAGTAAATACTGAAATATCATTACAAATAGTAAAGATAGAAACTAACTGTGCATATGCACCATTTGTAATAGAAACTCCAATTCCACCTTGATTATACTGAGTGTATGAGTCAACACTCATTGTACCAGTAACACCTATATCATTTAAATCACCAGGTTCAGCATCAAATCCTTCCACTTTCATGCCTATACTGTTACCAATAAAATTGGTACAGTTTCTTACATATGGTCCCTGTGTAATAGGTCCTACACCTTTAGAATATGGAGGTAAAACTAATCCTCCAGAAGAATAAGTATGCGGAATAGTAGAAGTTCCAACTACGATTGTAAATGATCCTGGAGATGGTACATCTATTACTCTGAACTGATACCCCTCACTTCCTGTTGGATATATTGTAGTGGTCCCTGCACCACTCATACATGTAAATTCTAAATCACGAATTCCAACTAAATCACCTACATTAATGATTGCGTTTGGTGAAGAAATTGTAGTAATTCCTGTAGTATGATCATAATCTGCATCTATTACAGGAATAGAACGATCCACTACAAATCCACCTGAAACATAAGTATGAGGTAGCGTAGATACTCCAACGTAAATATCAAAAGAACCATCTTCATTAACTTGCTCAACTAAAAATTGATTTCCATATTTTCCAGATGGGAACTTTTGAGTAGATGTAGTTATACCAGAAGAACACTCAAATACTAAGTCATATATTTCTACGGTGTCATTTTCTTTTACTGAAAAATTAGGAATTGTAAGTGTGGTTCTTCCACTTACTTCATCATAAACTGCATTGGTAACTTCTTTTACTGTTGTAAATCCAATTCCTGCATTTCCTGGATATGTAACATTAAATACATTGCCCAAAACAGTTGGACCTTGATCAATAATTGTAGTTACAACACCAACACATGAATAGATTGCAGATACTACATTTGCACAAGAATTTATATCAATATTTGATCCTGTAGCACTGTCTGCTTGCATTCCAAGATCTCTAATTTGAGTAAATTCGGATTGATAATTACCATCCCAGGAGACATTATTAATACAAGATTTTGCAATTCCTGCAGCATAACGAATAGTATCTATAGTTTCAGTCTTAACACCAACAATATGTTGAAGAGTTTCATCACTATAATATGAAAGTCCTGCTCCTACACACTTAGAATTACCACCCCTAGTAATATCAAAGCAAATTGCTTTAAAAATATCCTTAATGTCATCTTTACATGAAGTATAGTCATTACTAGACAAAGTAAATGCTGGATATTGGTAATCTGTACTGGTTAAATATCCAACTGCTTCAGATGCAATAAAATCAAGATTCATACGAATCAGTCTTGCAGCATCAAAAAATCTATCTTCAGATACACCTAAAAGTGGTTGAAATGCTACAACTGCTGCACCTGAAGTAACATTAGGTCCAACAAAACTCATATCAGTTATATGGCATCCATTATTTACATGGAATAGATCTCTATCCAAATATTTTGGAGTGACTATACAGTTTCTCAGTTCAGTTCCTTCTACTGATACTGTTCTAGAAAGAACAATTGGATTTTCTTCAACATAAGCTCCAGGGAATACTTTTATAGTATCTCCAGACAATGCAACTGCGGATGCTGATTTAATTGTTCTTTTTGGATGATTTTCTGACAATCCTGTATTATTATCATCACCATTTTGGGAAACATAAATTGTTTTACCAACTGGTCTATATGAAGATATTTCAACTACACCCTTTCCAGCAGTTTGACTGCTGTTAATATCAATACCAATTCCTGCAACAAGTTGTGTTACTATCCCAACCAGTCCTACACCATCACCAAGATATTCATTAGCAATAACAGTATTAAGAGTAGATACTCCAGATACAGATAATTGCGTTACCGAAGCAATTCCACCAACAACGTCAGTAGATACACCAGATGCTAAAGTGTATGCAGAAACTTCTGTTTGGAAAGACGTTCCTGTGATATTAATATCATATGTTCCAGACAGTCTTTCTTTAGGAATAACACCATCAAGAATATTTGCACCATCTGTTAAAAAATTTGCAGTATTTGCAGATCCAGTAACATTAATATCATAAGTTCCCTGAAGAACTGATGTGGAAACTATTCCACTCTTAATATTGCCTGCGTCTTCAAGAAAGTCTGCACTATCTACTGAAACTGGATAATAACCAGATAATCTTTCAGAACTAATTGTTCCTGAAATAATATTTGAACCATTCAGTAAAGCATTAGCAAAGTCTGCAGTTCCTGAAAAAATACCAACAAATTTGTTTGCAGTAATAGTAGATGCACCTACTATACTATTCCCATCAAGATTTAGATTATCCCCGTAGGACAGTTCCTCAATCTTACCTGTATCGGGATTAACTATAAGTGGATATCTATCGGCCATTAACTTATGTTTAGATGCTTTTAGTTCTTATAATATATAGGTTCTACTCATAAGGCCTAAAATCAAAATTAGATATATCTGAAATAACTGCTTCCAATTCTGTTATTTCTTCATCTAATTTAGATGCAGATTGAAGAATAGACCATGCATATCTTTGAAGTTTTTCCCTTTGCTTTCTTAACGTATTAGATATAGATGCAGTTTGTTTAATTGCAGGAACATTTTTATTTCTAGTTTGAGTATAAGAATTTAAAGAATTATTAATTGTATTATCAAAAGAAGAACAGTTTGGAGGAAAAACTCCGAGAGGTGGAGGTCCTGCAGCATATCCAATTACATCAGTTGCTGTAGCTGCTACTGTAACTCTAGTTCCTTCGGGTGCATACTTTATAGTATAAATTGGAGGATCACCACCATTAGAAGTTTTTATTGTTGGCCACTGAGTTGTTCCAATATTATAACCACCTCTTCCTGCTCCTACCTCAGGCTCTGCATTCCTAATACATTCTCTCGTATCTTTATTCCATGTTGTATTTGATCTTAAAGTCCCATCACTTTTATATAAACAATCATTTTTATTTTTTTTAGTGCTGTCAACATAAGTTTTTCCGGGTTTATACTTATCAAACTCATTTTCTATTCCAGATTCGTCAAAATAAACACTACCCCCAGTACCTACAGTTGAAGATCCAATTATACCTATTTTAATAGGAGAATTTGGACTTTTAGTATAATCAAATCCTTTATAAATTTGAGAATCAACCCTTAGTGCAATAAGATCTGTAGTCAATCCGGACCTTGATGCTTCAGTTGATAAAAATACTGCAGAATAATTAGTAAGTATTCCAACAAAAAATTCACCCTCTTCAATATAATCAGTTGCATTTGCACTCAATATTAAAGTATTGACTGTCAATAAAGATGTTTCTAAAACACCATCTTCACCATAATATTCAATAGGTTGACTGGCACTACCAAAACCAGTAATAGTTGTTAGATATGGAATGACTGGAGGATTAGTACCTACACCCAAATGAACAAGAGTCATGCCAGTTTTGATACCAACAAAACTACCTGCACCAAAGTTATTAAAAACATTAGAACCAGTAGAAATACCCCCTATTAGAGATGTTATTACACCAACTGAAATAGTTTCACCAAATCCAACTATCTCAGGTAAATTTCCAGGAGAATATATTGAAGGGTTATCAATATCGTCTGAAATTGTATCATTTATTTTTAATTCAGGTGGTCTAGATGTCGGATTTCCATCTTCATCCGTAATTGCAATAATTGTAGATCCAGAAGAAACATTAGCATAAAACTCTGCAACTAAAGTTGATCCATAATCACGATCTAAAGGTTTTTTATAATATTTCAAACCAACTTTTGGTTTATAATCATAAGTGTCTGGATTTTTTTGTACTTCCCAAACTTTATATTGTCCTATATTAAAAGGTGTAGGAGATTCTATTTCTACCCATTTTAAATCTGTTCTACATCCTGAAGCAATTCTTGCATCATATGCTGCTTTTACAGCATCTACAGAAGCATTTACTTCACCGGATAAAGGTAAAGTACTTTCATCTATTGGATCAATTAGTCCATCATACTTATCAAGTTTAATATCTATTAATGATAACTGATCCAATAAATTATTTAATTGATTTTTTTTTCTTATTATCTCTAACTTATATTCTTCAATAATGTCACTAGAATTACTCATATACTTTTCCTCATCAATTTAATTAAGAATTAATTCCTGGTCTATAATCATAATGATATCCAACTATAGATCTTTGATCTTTTCCCGGATAATCTTCTATTTTACCTTCATATTCTACAACAATTTTATCTACATCTTTTCTTTCACCATAAACAATATAACTACAGTGAACTGCACTCCCTGCATTATTTAGAACTTTAATTTTAGACCCCCAATCTGATATTTCATAATAAAGTTCTTGATATGTTCCAATAGGAGTCAGGTAAACTGTAATTGTTTCCGAATCTACTAAACCTTTCCAATATTCTGGTAATTCTATAATATTAGAATCTTTTAAAATTCCTCTATGATAGACTGCCGCTTCAGGACCTTCTAAACAAATATGAGTCAATCTCCACCCTTTTTTAGTAGGGTGATGCATATCAAATCCTTTTGGAGGTGATGCTGCTGCAGTAGCTAATTGAGCATCAAGCCATTCACAACTAATAACTCCATCAACTCTCAATGCTCCATTTACAACTTCTGTAAGATTTGCTATACAAACATCATTACCAATTGCTAAGGCATTGCTGAGACTCGTTCCTTGTTTAATGTCTGCAGATTGTTTAATTTCTATTCCTTCACAAACAACTGCACCTGCAAATAAACTAGAACCTTCTACATTAAAAGATCCAATAATATTTGTTATACCATCGACAACAAGAGATGCAGGAAAAGAAGCAGATACTGGTGGTCCAATTGTGCAAGTAGCTCTTGCTGCAGGAGCAGCAAGAGCAGCACCCATCAAAACAGGTCCATTCAATACTGCAGTTCCGGGTAAAACTTTACTAGTAGCACTAATAAATGAAGTATCAAGTTGTCCTACAATAAGTTTATCACCTACTTGTGATATAGAAGTGGTATGTGACATATCAAATCATTTTCAAGAATTTTTTAAGATTACTTAAAGCACTTAGTATCGATCCAACAAATGATCCTTGTGTTACATCTGAGAATGACGCACTAGATACTTGAACATTTGCTGCCATATCTACAGTTTGCCCATACATACCAATTTCATTTGTAGCCGTAATATCGACATTTGTTCCTTTCGTTCTAACAATAGGAGCATTAAATTCTATGATTTTACCGGACCCCAGAGTAATCTCACCACTACCATCTGTAGCAACAATTCTTATATTTCTTGCACGAATTATAATATCTCCAGCAGGGGCATCTAAATAAATATCACCATTTTTTGCGTATATGACTTTCGCAGGTTCATCATCTACACATTTTGATCCAACAACTTCTATGGAAGTTTTAGGATTTGCCTCCACCCTATTTCCGTCTTCTCTAAGTTGAATCGAACTTCCACTATCAGTAGTTACTGCCCATTCATATGTTGCTTCTTTGTTAGTAACATTATCATAAATCTTATGTGCAATATTTGTATCTATATTTTGCCTTTCGCTTTTACTCATACGCAGTCAACAACCGTAAGTATTCCAACTTGATTAATAATAACTCTTGGGAGAATTGATAGTTGAGGCAGATATTCCAGAACTGGATATAAATCTGCACCTTCACCATTTTGACTATTTATAATCGCATTAGGAAGTGCATCAAAAATATTAGCACAAGTAATAGATTGAATTCCAACAATAGATCCATTAGGAGTAACAATAGGGGTAAATGTACAAAGACCTACTTGAATGACATCCCCTGTCGAATATCCAATTCCAGGATTTTCTACGACAATTGATGTTATAATTCCAACAATATCAGTTCCAACTCCAGGTCCAGGTGGTATGACATTATCAAATATTTCTTTTGGAAATGTTCCAACTCCAGTTGAAACTGGAGTTCCAGGTGGAGTTTGAATAGGATCGTCCGGAATTGGAGTAAGTATTGGAGATAGTCTATTTGATATGTTTACTATGGTCCTTGCTACAATAACACCAGAGGTATCTTGTAAATCAAAGAACATCTGTTCTACAGATTCTTGTATACTATCTTGACGTATTTTAACTTTAACTTGTGCAGTATTTGATTTTATTGTCACACTTCCATTCATACTTCCTTCTATATCATTAGAAGTAATATCTCCACCCAACATATAAGATAAAGATGTATTATCTTTAACATTTTGAGTAAAAATAGTATAAGTTACAGTTTCACCTTCAAAAAAAGTATATCTATCTGCAGTAACCAAATATGAAGGAATATCAAACTCTGAACTTAAATCTGGTGGACAATATCCTGTTCCAGATCGAGTTAGATATATTTGCGTAATTCTTCCTCTAGAAATAGATGCAGATGCTTTTGCACCAGAACCGTGATTTGTTTTATCTACTATTGAAATTCTAGGTGGTTTACTGTATCCAAATCCAGAATTAATAATTTTTACAGAAATTATGCTTCCATCTTTTGAAACAATTGGAACTGCCTTTGCCCCAGATCCATCTCCAAATATTTCTATCTTAGGTGGAACACAATATGGATATACTTTTCCTGTATCAGTCAAATCATCTTGACCCTTTGGAGTTTTTACTTTTTTGGTACAATCTCTAAATACAGAACCTTCATATCCATATAATGATAAAGAACCTAATGCATTATCAATATTATCATTTACACCTTTGAGGACATTCATATTCCCCAAAACATTATTCCAATTATCAATCCCTGCTCGTTTAGGTCCAAACTTTAATGACCATTCAGATGGGGTTTTACATTTTAAACTATCACAACCAATAAAATTAAGAATTTGATTTGCAATTGAAGATACTTGAGATAAAATTCCTTTAATTTGAGATAATCCACCAAGTAACCAATCAAGTCCAGACATTACTGGTTCTAAAAGTTCTTCAATTTTATCCATTAATTTAGAAAGAATTGCTGAAGTAAATTGTTCAGCAGCACAAAGTGGTGCATTGATAGCTCTACCTACCAATCCCTTAAGCATATCTAAAAGAAAATCTAAAAGCAAATCTATAAGTTTCTCAAAGATACAAAATATAATATTCATTATATTTTTAGTTGCTTCTGCAACTGGAGTATGTTGAGGTAAGGGTAAAACTAATGCAATAAATTTTCCAAACAAATCACCTACCAATTTCATTATGGTAGATCTAAAATTATTAATAATAAATTTAATTACTCCTGTAATTATTCTTGCAGTTCTTTTAATTTCATTAGTAATATCAATTATTGTATTTAAAACTGGATCTACATAAGCATCAATATATCCTTCCAATCCATTAACTATTGTAATAAAATCTTGAATTGCCCTTGTAATCTTTCCAATTATATTATTATCACAACCATTTTCTTTTGTAATGGTAATACTACCTACTTCTTTTTGAATTATATCAAGTTGTTTATCAACATAAAATATTTTATCCTTACCAGAGTTCCTATCCGAACCTAGATCTACAGAAATTGGATTTTCAATTTTACCACCAATAATAGTGGGAGGAGATTCTTCTTCTTTAGCATCTCCCTGTTTAGGGTCAACAGTTGGTTGTATTTTTGTCTGGCCTTGTGCAACTGTTGATCCTAATGTGGTATCATTTCCTTCAAATGGTTGAAATGCTATATCAGATTCAGGAAATGATTTTACATTTTTATCTCTATGAATTACTCCAATTACTACTGGTTGTTGGGAATCATCACCATCTAGGAAAAATCCAAAAACAGTTTCTCCTCCAACTAATTTATGACTTTTACCTAATCCACCTTGAGCACTACCATCAGTAGCACCAAGCATTATTTGTGCCCAAGGTAGATCTTTATCTGGAAGTTCTTTTTTATTATAGGTATGATATCCAATTATTCTAACCTTACATCGATATGCCCAAGATCCACCAGTAACTATATCAACCTTTTCTGGTATATCCCATACCTTTGCAGGAGCAACCTGACCTATCCACCAAATAAAACCATCTTTTCCAAGATAGTTACTTTTTAATAAAGCATCATCAATCATCGTAAATTCTACATTCTAATGAATTTGGATTTTCGTCGCAGTATAATTCCAGTGGAGTTGGATCATGATCATCTTCTGGATGACGTTCACGATATCTTTCCAATGATTCCAATTCTTCTTCAGTATGACGACGTGACTGAGAAGAAATCATAGGATCATCAAGTATTTTTTTGTCGTTTTCAATGTGTTGATGGATGTTTTCCATTTTAGTACTGTACGTTAGTTGAACTATAGAGACCATAACTGTCTCTTATTAATCTTAAACTAGTAATCATCTGTCCAGGTTCCATATGATGTCTCAATTCTTTAATTAAATAATTTCCACTTTGTTGAGGATCTGCCTCTTTTTTATCACTTCTATCAATCTTAGGAAATTCTGCATAAATGATATCACCAGCTTTCAAAGTCACATTACAAGGAACTACCATATTTAGTGCTTGAGTAAACAAAAGATTGTAACGAGAAAATGATTTTGCCATATCTGCTTCATCCCTCATATTTGTTTTATCATCAATCTTCGAATCCCCTTCTATAGTATTATCCATAACTCCAATATCAGAGGTTCTTACCATTATTCTCGATACAGATTCTCCAAATTCTTCAGATACTGCTATTGATGCATCTCCACTGAGAACATTGGCATTTCTTATTTCATCCTTTAACGTATATTTGTAAATATTTAATTTATTTTTATAAAGATCATAAAAATATGTTTTACTAGAATACATACCTACTCTTAAATTTGTTAAAAGATTATTATTTTTTTCAAAACTATAATTTAATATTTTGTAATTATTTACTGGTTTGTTATGCTCAGTAACTTGAGTATAATAATATTTTTGAATATTTTCAGAATTAGAACTACCAGATTGAACTCTGGTATTTTTTACAAGACTGTCAATACTTCTAAAATTAAATCCATCTTTATTCTCATAAAATAAAAATCCTGCTATACCTTTACCTTCACTTGCAACTCCACTACCAGATACTCCTGTCGTTTTAGATGTAGTTGGTATAGATTTAGGACCTAACCAAGTTAAGATATGAAATGGTTTTTTCTGATTTCCAATAAAAGCATAACTATTCAAAGTTTTTTCTATATTCTCTGCTTTATATTTTTTAGTTTTTAAAATATCTTTTAAAATTGAAGTGACCGATTGGTCAATTGTTCCTCCATATCTTTTTACACATCTTACTGTCTCATTGGTAAGTGCTTCCCGAGAAACTAGATTCAGAGTAAACATTTCACTGGTACTATCTGGACTTATTCCACTAACTTTATACACATACAGTGAATTTTCCCCATCAAATTCAAATTTTCCAAATCCAGTATCAACACTTAAAAATACCTTTTCACCACCACGTATTGGAAGTAAATTTACAAGTGATGTACTATTCATCACTTGAATTGTCATAGTAATAGATGGTGATAAAATATCTTCAAAATAATCTAAAAACATGATGGAAGATGATCCTGCAAGATCAACAGATTTAGATCCATCTAAAGATTGAATAACAAACCCATTCGGTTTTAGTGCGTTTACTGCTGACATTATGCGAAAGATAAATTGGTTAAAAGAATTGTCTTAACTAAACTATTTACCACAGCACCTTCAGATGGTCCAGTGACTACTACCTGATTGCCATTACCTCCACCACCTGAAGGAATAATAATTGGTTTTTGAGAACCACCACCCCCACCTCCAGATGCAATAATCATTGGTCTATCAATAATATAAGATTGCCCCTGAGAATAAGAAGGATAATATGCAACCATCTGAGGTTGAATATTTTGGGAAATTGAATCTGGTGCAAGTGAAACCATAGATTCATATGCAGAACTAGATTGCATAGATGGAGGTTGAATTTTTGGAGATGTTTCTGCAGATTTAATTGCAGATTCTTCATTTCCCGCAAAAGATGTTTTAACTTCACCAAGTTTCATTCCCACATCTGATGCTTTTCTTTCTGTAACTTTAACCGATCCACCAAATCTAAAATAAGAAGATGCAACACCTTTGGGATTTACTGGTTTAGTTCCAGGTCCCCCAGGTCTATACTCAAAATGAACATGAGGTCCAGTAGATCTTCCAGTGCTACCTTGATTACCAATGACAGTCCCTGGTGATATTCTTTGACCTTTTTTTACATTTACTCTACTTAAATGTCCATAAAAAGTTTCAGAACCATTATCATGTTTTACTGCAACCCAATTTCCATATCCTGCTTCAGTACCAACATCTACAACTCCTGCCTGTAGAATGGAAACTGGTGCAGTTGGATTTGGATGTGCAAAATCTGCACCATTATGCATTTTACCCCATCTCCACCCATACCCAGATGTAAAATGCTTTGATGGATCATCTCCACCTTCTGCAGTAGTTACTGCACCAACCTCTTCAGTTGAAGGTTGTTCATCAATATAAGAAGTATCTACCTCTCCAGTTGCATCTTCCATGGGAGGGGCACCATCTTCACCCATTAATGATGCACCAAATCCACTCACAAATTTTTCAAATTTTGACACAACACTATCAAATCTCGAAACTACCTGATCAAATCCCGTAGTACTTTGAGCAGATAATTTTTGCTTTACTTCTTGTTCTTTTATTTTTTGCTCTGTTTTTTCTTTGAGAGATGTACCAGAAGTAAAATCCATTGCTCGATCTGCAGCATATCCACCTAAAAATCCACCAGCCATACTGCCAAGAACAAAACCTAGACCTGGTACAGGTATCAGTGCCTGACCTATGGCACCACCAAGCATAGACCCCGCAAGAGATCCTCCTGCCCCTGCTGCAGCCTTCCCTATACCTTCACCCTGTTGAAGTCCAGTGGCAAAGTCCAACCCCGCAAAAACAGCATTAGCAATTCCCAATGCTCGAATTCCACCAAGTCTAATTCTACCACCTCTTATCGATGGTTTTCCACCTGGAGTTTTAGATTTAGGAGAACTTCCAACTTTCTCACCACGTCCAGGAAAAAATCCTCTTACTAACCCACCAAGATCTAAAGCACCACTTAATAATGATCCCAAAAGGCCACCTGCATTTCCAAATGTATTAACGATATTAATATTTGCTAGTTGCCTTATTTTTTTCTCATCTGGTAATTTTATTCTTTCAATTTCAAATTTTCTAACTTCTAAGAAGTTCATAAATTGATTAAATTCCCCTTGAGCCTTAGGAAGTGCTCGATTGGAACGATTTCCAATAGATACAATATTATTTGCTGCAGTTGCTAATGGTGATGATAGTACTGCCATATTATCCGTCCACTATATTGTATACCATTCTAGAATACATGACAAAGAAATTATCAGGATTAGATGTAGGTAAAAATGGAACTTCAGGACCTGCATGTTGCTGGGGTGGTGGGGCAATTACTTCACCCGTAGATTGGGGTTGCTGCTGTGCTCCCATATTCATAATTTGTGGTGGCAATTGTATCATCTGAGGTGCCTGTTGTGCAGGTTGTGATATATCTTGCGATCTTGTTTGTGTTGCTTGTGTTTGTGTAGGTGCTGCAGATACTTGAGATTGTTGTGTTGGAGATGTAGCAACTGTTGGTGATTTTAATGATTTTGAATAAGATCTTTGAATATCACTCAAAGATTTTACAGATTGTCCATAATAACTTTTACCACTTAAAGTTGGAAATGAAGCCCATACTGGGGCCAACTTATTAACAACATTTGCAGATAATCCTTCTTTAGATAATAATTCTGGAGTAACTCCTTTTTCATAAGCTAACCATAAAGCAGCTTCATCTTGTTTTTGTGGAGTGAATGGTTCATTTGGTTTCAATACTCCTTTATTGACAAGATCTTGTAAAGTATTAGGCATAAATTGATATCTTCCAGTAGCCCCACTCCATTTATGTTTACTTCCAGGTTTTCCAAAAGTATTTCCAAGATCAATAACATCTTTGACAGTCAATTTACCTTGTTCTAAATCTTTATTTACTTCACCTCCAGATACTGTTCCATAACTTCCTTGAGTTCCTTCAGCAAAAGATATAGCATCTAACATAGCTTTTTGCTCTGGTGTTCCAGACATAGCTCCTGGACCACCAGAACCCGGTGGAGGTTCCCGACTAGGTGCTGCACCTCCTCCTCCACCACCAGATGTTGTAGAACCCTTTTTTTCACTCTTACTGATTAAATTTTCTACTGCATTTGAAAATCTATCTATTATTGCAGATAAACTATCAATCATATTTGAAGGAAGCATTCCAGTAGAAGGAACTGCCTGAGCCTCTGAAAGTTTTCTTTCTTGGAATTCTTTTGCAGCAAACATTCCCGTAGCACCTAATCCAAGTCCACCTAAACCTATAGCACCCATTCTTAAAAGAGATGATCCCCTTCCCCTACCCACATTTCTTACAGAAGGTCCTGCAGATTGCTTCAATCTTCCACCGGGAACTCCAACATCAATATTCAATCCACCTGCATTAGGATTTGCTCTAGGTAAATTGGAAAGTTGATTTACAATTTTTATAATTGTTTGACGAAGTACTTTTGCAATATCAAAACTATTTTGAAATAACTTACGAAGTGCTTTTAAATTATCTTCTACTTTTTTTATATTTTTTACGTTACCAAAGAAATTAACAAACCCTATAGCATTTCTATAAAGATCTAAAAACTTTCCTAAAATAGTAGAAGGTTTAGTATCATCTATGCCCTTTATTTTTTGTTGATAATCTTTTGAAAAATTACTTATAGTATTTGAAAGTACTTGTTGAGATTGTGCCTGAATATTTTGAACTACTTGCTGTATTTGTGTAACAGGTGTTACTGATTGTACGGGAGTCTTCGAAACATTATCCTGTAAACTAGAAATAGTTTTTGACAAATCTTTTTTAAGATTGTCTATGGTAGATTGAGTGTTTGAGATATTTTTATATAATTCATCTCTTAGAGAATTTATTTTTTTATCTACATCACTTAATATAAAATTTGTAGTATTTTTTATTGAATTATCTACATTATTAACAATATTATTGGAAATACTACTAACCAGATTATTAATATCAGGTCTGACAGGAGATACTGGTTCTCTAGAAAAACCTACAATCTTATTTGCAGCAGATCCTACCACAGAAGATCCCAGAGGAGCAGTTTCACCAGTAAAAAATTTTTGAAATGCTTCTGGGTTTCTTTTCTGTTGCCCTATTATTTTTTGTGGACTTAGGACACTACTGACCATTTTGCTGCTGTTTTAATTTTTCTTCTTCAATATGCTGCTGTAGTAATGCTAAATAGATTTCCCTCTCATATGGAATCATATTTTCCACCTCAGTCAAAGAGTATTTATGATACTGCATGAGTGCAAAATTAATTCGATAATAACTCTCCAACTCCATATACGACATCATCAACCGAAAAAACTTGTCAATCCCTCCAACTTAACAGTATTTTCAACTTTAGTTTTTGGATTAATGACTGTTATAGTATGAGATAAAACAGGCATAGTTTCAAAGAATTTTTCAATTTCTTTGAATTGTTGAGTATTCATACTATCAATAAATTCAAAAAGTTCTTTTTTAGTGCAGTCTGATGCACTCCAAGAATCTTCTGAATTGAAAATAATATCAATACATGAAGCAATAATATCAAATGATTTTTCAATGTTTGAAGAACTTTGCTCTGAAGTAAAATCGAAATTGTTTTTAATGAATTGCTCTAAAGATGGATACTTCATTCTAAGAACTAGGTTATCATCTAGTTTAATATCTTTAGAATGTTCTGGAGATTTCTCCACCTTTATTTCATCAATGTATATTGTTACTGGAACTTGAGTTTCTCCATCATCACTACAAGTTATTATTAGATCTAAAGATTCACCTACAGATTTTCCTCTAACATTTAAGAAAATATATTCAATGTCAAAGGTAGGAAGTTCTTCTACTTTAATACCTTTAGTAATAATACATTCTTTTAAAATTTGTTTTATAGCATTAGTAATTTGTTTATTATCTCTACTTTCTAATGCAAGAAGTAATATTTTTTCTTCTTTAACTAAAAATGGTCTATATTTAATTGTTTTTTCAGTTGATGGCAAAATCAACTCAAATATTGGAGTACTAATCTTAGGTAATGGCATACTTTACAATAATAAGTAATGATATTTATTTCTTTTATTCAAAGTAAATCGTCAGTTCCTTTATTGTATTCGATAACATATCTATTGTAATCGAAAGTAACTGTTGTTTTTGTGATTGTACTTCCTTCATATGTAACTGGAATAGCAGTAATATTTGTAGGGAAAGCTTCAATCATTCTATAAGTTAATGATGGAACATTGCCAAGTTGATTAGAAACATTAGTAAGATTTCCTGGATTTTTTAAAAAGTTTCTTTCAAATTTTACTATAGATATAGTTCTTTTATATGTGTTTGGATATCTAAATCTGAAAAAATCTGTTCTATCTTTTGCATCACCTTGACCACTTCGAGTTCCAGGATAAACACCATTTTTACCATAAATTGGATTGATATAATTCATCCATTCTTCAAATAATCTCAACATTCTATAGTCTTTATCAACATAAAAAGTCATGGTAAATGGAGCATAAACTCTTCTATTTGGAAACCTTTCCAAAACTCCCTGACGACTTCCTATTTCTTCAATGGTATCAAAAGTTGCACCAGGTAATGCAGCATCAGAACAATAAAAATTATAGTACTCATTTATTTCTGCATTATCAGTCAATCCAACTTGATTTAAATATTGACTTAAAAAGTCTCCAGCATTTGTCAAGTGTAAAGCAACTTTAAATTGACTTGTTACCGATAATGCACCAAAAATTTCTAATGCACCTGGAAGATTAACACTACCATCAGTTCTTCCAGTAGTTTGCTTTATGTATAATGGTCCTATATCTGGTTTACCTTTGCCTTGCTCCTGAGCCATCTATAAATACAATAAACCTTTTTAGTATTTATGGTGCATAAGGAAGATCGGTCATATTTTTAAAAAGTTAGATATAAATATAAGGGAGATCCTACACAACAATATGTTTGTTTATCAAATAGTCAATAAAATCAATAATAAAAAATATATTGGCATAACATCTAGATCATTGAATAAAAGATTTAATGAACATAAAAAACAATTAAATTGTGGGATAGCATCAGCACTGGTAAAATACGGAGAAGAAAATTTTTATATAGAAAAACTAGAAGAATGTAAAAATTGGGAAGACTTGTTGGAAAAAGAAAAATTATGGATTAATAAAATAAATCCAGAATATAATAAAACTTTAGGTGGAGAAGGATTATTAGGATTTAAACATTCAAAAGAAACTAAAGAAAAAATAAGTTTAAAAAATAAAGGAAAACCTACTCCAGATCCAAATGGTGAAAGATTAAAAGAATATAGAGAATTACATGGAAATTTTTGGGTTGGAAAAAAACATACGGAAGAATATAAAAAATTAAAATCTATAGATAGATTAAATTACTATAAAACAGAAAAAGGAATAAAACAAAAAGAACAAATATCAAAAACTTTAAAAGAAAAAGGAATAAAACCTCCCAATAATACTTTAGGAATAACAAAAGGGACATCCTGGTGGAATAATGGAAAAATTAATAAAAGATCAGTCGAAAGTCCAGGAGATGATTTTATGCCAGGAAGAATAAAAGGTAAATGGAAATGGAATAAAAAGAAATGAAAAATTATATTCAAGGAAGATATTCACCAAAACTACCAGAAAAATATAATGGAAATCCATGTGAAATATATTATAGAAGTTCATATGAACTCAAAATGTTTCAATATTGTGATTTAAATGAAAATATAATTTATTGGGAAAGTGAAGAAAAAATCATTCATTATCTTGATCCAATTACTGGAAAATATAAAAGATACTTTCCAGATATATTCATCAAATATAAAGATAAAACTGGAAATATAAGAAAAGCACTTATTGAAATAAAACCAGCTAAAGATTTAATAGAACCTGAAAAAAATCCAAAAAGAAAAACCAAATCATGGGTATATAAAGTTCAAACGTGGGTGAGGAACAATGCAAAATGGGAAGCAGCTAAAAAAACATGTGAGCAAAATGGTTGGGAATTTCGTGTATTTACTGAAAAAGAATTAGGAATAAAATAATGATCTCAGAAGATATAACAAAAAGAACTGGTGGAAAATATCAAAGTGGAAATTGGTGGACCAATGCACTTATGAATGAATTGAGTTCATATCAAAAAAAGAATATAAATGAGTTAGATACCTATTTTATATCACCGGGAGATCTAGTATTCTTCTTATATTCTGCACAATATCCACAAAAATATCAATTCTGGGATCAACATCCATTAGTCTATGTGATTGAAGTAAATCCAAGAAAAGGTTTATTTTTAGGATCAAATGTTCACTACTTAAGTCCAGCATACAGAGGTGCTGTCACTAAATCTTATCTAAATAAAAAAGGAACTGTAAATGCACCCAGAAAAACATTAAAGAATTACCTTTTTGGTAATGTAGTTACTGATTTCTATAAAGTTCCCGAAGAAGATTGGGAGGGTGTTTCATTATTACCAACTGAAAGTTTTGTTGATAAAAAAGGACAAAAAGTTCCCAAATATAAAGTTTGGGATTATCCAGATTCACTTTCTTCCCCATAATGGCATATCAATATCTAAATGACAATCGATATAGATGTGAAACATGTGGTCCACTTGGACTTCAACTTGCATTGCAATATGACCCCAAAACTGGAGACTATAGGTTAGTAGAAAAAAATCTATTGGGAACTGGGTCAGCAGTATTCTATCAGAATGGTGTATGGTACTCTGATGCAATAAGAGATCCAAAATTATTTGAGGATGGGGATCCAAATAAACCAACAGCATTATCTAGACAACTAAGTGAAAATCTTAGAAAAGAAGTGTATTCTGCATATCAAGCTTATGGTGGACAAAATAAAGGAAATAAAGTAAACAACTCTGCATTACCACAAAATCAAAAAGCAGATCCTGGAGTAACAAATGCATATCCTGGAACTTCACCTACAGTCCCAGGTCCACTTTCTGCTCCACCTGGACAAGGAAATTTATTAGATCCAGGATTGTCTATAGATGTTACAGAATATTTTGGTGGTGATAATTTAAAAACTATAGTAAAAGATAAAGCAAATTTATTATATCCATTAGATATTTTAAAGACACAACAAGATACACTTCAAATCACACAATTTACATATAAAGCACCAAGGGGTGAAACATTTTTAACTAATAAACCAATAGATACTTTAACTCAAGGAGTTCAAAGGAATTCTGCGTTAAGAGATCTAATTGGTACTGTAGTATTACCAATACCAAATAATGCTATGGATAGTAATAACGTGAGTTGGGGTTCTGATCATATGAACAATCTTACTGCTGCAGTTACTGCTTCATATATTCAAAATCCAGGTGCAGCTTTAACTGGAACAATGGCAGCACAAATTCCACAACTTGCCGGATTACCAATTCCACCTGCAGCACTAGCACAAATAGGTGCCATTATGGGTGCAGGTGGACTTCAAGCATTAAATAATCCTCAAGCAAAAACTGCATTATTATCATTATTATTAAACCAAGCAAACTTCCAAGTTTCTCCAGAGAGTATTCTTGCAAGAGGATTTGGTGTTATTCCAAACTCAAATCTTGAATTATTATTCAATAGTCCAACTATAAGACAATTTTCGTTTGCTTATAGATTAAGTCCAAGAAGTGAAGAGGAATCTAGGAATGTTAGAAAAATTATTAGATTTTTCAAGCAAGGAATGGCACCTAGAAAAATAACATCTCAAGCAGGAGGAAACTCCCTTTTACTAGGAACTCCAAATGTATTTAAATTACAATATAAAACTGTTGGAGATCAAGAAATTGAAGGTATGAATAAATTTAAAATATGTGCTTTAGTAGGATACTCAGTAAATTATAGTCCAGATGGACAATGGGCAGCATATGATAAAGGACAACCAGTGTCTGTAACTATGAACATGCAGTTTGAAGAGTTGGAACCAATTTACAATACCGATTATCAAGAAAGTGGACCACTGATCACCAGTGGAGATCAATCAAAAGTAGGTCCAAACGACGTAGGATACTGATATGGCATACTTTAACGAACTACCAAATTTACAATACGTTTCAAGATTTCCAAATCAATCTTCAAACGAAGATGTTACTCTGACAAAAAATCTTTTTAAAAGAGCAAAACTTCGTGAAGATATTGCCAATGTAGCAACTGCTTTCGATTATTATCAAATAAAAGGAAATGAAAGAGCAGATCAAATAGCAGAAAGAGTTTATGGTGATTCCGAATTAGATTGGGTAATATTAATTACAAACAATATCACAAATGTTCAAGATCAATGGCCTTTAGATGATGTAAGTTTCAGGAAACATCTTTTAGAAAAATATGGTTCTGAAGACAATTTATATAAAAGAAAGCATTATGAAACTATTGAAAGTCGTGATGAATATAATCGTGTAGTAGTTCCTGGAGGACTAGTCGTAGATGATGATATTAGTCAAGAATTTAAAACTACGGAAGAAAAGACTACATATAATCTTACATCATTCCCAAACACTACTCAACCATTAACTGTAAGTATAAATTTAAATCAAAAGATAAAAGTTACAAGTAGAGGAAATAAAACTAGTGATGTAATTATTGATGATATTAACATCACAACTTCAGTAATTTATGTAAGAGGTAAAGATAGAATTAGTAAAAGATCTGTAGTATTCCCAAATACTTTAAATGAATGGCCTAGAAGTTGGGGTGGTTCATTATCAATTAAACAAAGAAATGGAAATCAAATAAAAATTGATGTAGATGATATGATTGGAACTAAGGACATAAATATAGATACTCGATTATATGAAATTGTAGGAGAAGAATCTCCTACAGGTGGCATCACACCAGCATTCAGATTTAAATAAAAATGTCAACTCCATTACCAGGACTAACGATTAAAATTACATCTGAAACAGAATTAGAATATTTGAATACACAATATCAAATTATTCAAATTAGAAATCAAATTAAAGAAGTTACTAATTATGAATATGAATTAAGAGAAAGAGAAAATAAAAGACAAATTTTAATTTTAAAACCTGAATATCTATCAGTAATGCTAAGTGATATGAGAAACATTATGAAGTATGGTCCATCATCTCAATACATAGATGATAAAACTAAAAAAGTATATAATCCTAAATTAAAAAGTTAAAAAAAGACCCCCAACTGGGGGTCTTTTAATTTAATCACATCTCAGCAAGTTTCGAGAAATAATCTAGTGCATTATCTTCATCCTCATCTTCATCATCTTCAATGACAGTTGGTTTAGAAGATTTTGTTGGTGAAGATTTTTTCTCCATGAGTTTTTCATACTCATCTTCAACTTCATCTTCAACCTCAGGATCAATTTGCTTACGATTATTAGAACTCTTAAGTCCAAGAACCAGGTCTAGACGATTCTTCAAGTCATCATAAGATTTAAATTTCTCGGGATCAACAAAATCATTCAAGTTGTAGAGTGTATCATAAACTTTCTTAAGTTCATCATCATCTCCATCAAGAAACTCCGAGGGTGTAGAAAATTCAGATTTATCATAGTTCCAATAACCATCAACCTTACAGATCTTCAGTTTAAAATCTGCACCTGACCAGAAATCAAATGGGTTGATTGCTTCTTCATCTTGAAACTTAGGACGAAGTGCGGCATCAATCTTTTCAAAGATTTTTTTACCGTACTTAAAGATTTTAACCTTACCTTCATTTTCAGGATTAGCAGGATCTTTAATGATATAAACGTTAGAGTAATAAGAAAGTTTCCTCTTACGATCCCTTACAATGTTCTGTTTTTCTTTGCTACCAGTATTCCAGTCTTCCCTATTATGATCACAGACTGGACATTTACGACTAAGTGTAGTTGGACAATTATCAATTAACCATTGTCCACTAGGACCCTGGAAAGCATGATTGAATACTTGCACATACTCATCATCCCAATCACCCCCAGCAGGCATAAAACGAATTACTGCATACCCTGTGCCACTCTTATCCATGGAAGGTTTCCAAAACCTTTCATCATCAGATCCCCCACCACCATCATTAAGCTTTTCAACTTGTTTAATGAGTTTCTCAGTAAGAGAACCCATTTTAGATTGCTTTTTAAGATTAGCAAAGCTCATTGTTTTACCTCGTATTAAGTGTATTTGGCCTTTTTGACTTAGCTTGGATGCGGATTGTCTAGCCGCAATCATCATATCACAGTTCCAATCCTTCTTCAAGTTTATTGATGGTCCCCTGAAGAAGCTCGAAAAATTCGTCCATCCCCTGTCCCTCTAGTAAACCAAACATTCGTGCAGATTGCAAGATTTTATCTCGGGTCTCTTTAGCCTCGGGATCATCAGAAAGAGACATTCTAAAGAAAAGCAATTTTTGCTTCTCAAGAAAATCTTTCATCAATTGAAGATGTCCTCTCTTCTGTTCCTTTGCCATATAAGGAAGATATAAAACTTGCCGAACCAATTCCTTTTGCATTTCAGCAAGTTCATTAAGTGTTTCTCTCACTATTTCTGAACTAAAAAAATCACTCACAAATGGTCTCCTTCAAAATCTTTGAATACTTCTTAATATCTATATTTAGAAATGGTTTATACTTTTTAATTTTCATTCCCAAAACATCCCAAACTGGATCGTCTAAAATCTTATCGTAGTTATCTACGTAATTTAAAATATAATCAAGTATTACTAAAGTTTCAATAGATAATGCACCTTGCAAGTGTTTTTTAATTAAATCTGAATGGACTCCATTTTTACAAAGAAAAAATTCATTAAAATTTTCTTTGTGAATAAAAACTGAAGATTCAGTTTGAAATGCGTAAGACATACTTTGCATTCTTTTTTTCCATTGCAAATATACTTCTTCTCCGTTTCTTATTATTTCAGAAATGTATACTTGCTGCGGATTGTCACAATTAACAAAATTGGATACAAAAAAATCTCTTATGTCTTGTTCTGATTTTTTTCTAGATAACCTTTCAAAAAAATACTTGTCTGTCCTTTTATTGAAAGATTCTACAGAAGCTCTAGACTTACCACAATACTTAAAGTAATCATATGTATCTTTAGTAAAATGATTTTTTAATGCTAAAAATAATTTATAAACTTCAAAAGGTGTCACATCAAATTACCATTTTAGTTTTTGTAGTTTTTTTCAAGAAATTTAATTGAGTTGCATTGTGTCTAAGTTTTTCTTTTAATGGTTTAGAAATTAATTTAGGAATTGTTTCTATCTCAATATTGTTTTGCTCGCAATAATTTATAATTCCTTCAATGTAATCGCAATTATTTTCATGGACATATTTTTCAATGTCCAGTGCAAACTTTTCAGGAGATAAAAATTTTGTTTTTATAATTTCATCTACAGTAGTTGTATTGATCATTTTGTATTTTCTTTTACGAAATGTTTGATGTATCTTACCAGAAGTTTGATGTATTTTGCAAGGTCTCTCTCCTCATAAACTACAAGTTCTCCATTTTCACAAGCCATAATTATAACTAATTTTTTTGCTTGAATGCCTGTGAGTTCATAAAGCATACATGCATATGCAGTTGCTTGTACAAAATAGTTTTCAATCCACTCACGAGGTTTTGGTTTTTTAGAAGACTTGTAATCTATAATAGAAATTTCACCGTCGAATTCTGCTATTGTATCAGCAGTTCCTGCAATACCAAGATATTTACTATAAAGACCTATTTCAATTCCATAGATCTTTCCAATTCTATCCAGAGCAGGTTTTATGATATTGAACAAATTAGTTGCAATTTCTGTGGTGTCTTTAGGCAAATCCTCATTTGAAATATAATGTTCAACTAAGGTGTGCATATCAGTTCCACGAGTAGTTGCTGCTTTTGTAATGCGATCAGCTTCAGCATTTCCTACTCGTCTTCTCCAATTTTCAAAAATCAAACGATTATAGAAACTAGTAACAGATGTAATAGAAACTAAACGAAGAAGATCATCTTCGTCTGGAACTTTATAATATCTAACTCCATCAATCATCTCCCTCTCTAATGGAAGGAGATCTAATTTAACATGTTCAAATTTCACAATCCAAGTTCTCTTTTTGCTAAAATAAATTCTTTCACTAGACCGGAACGTACAATATCTTCTACTCCGAATTCAACAATATCCACTGATGGCATAATTTGCAAAACTCGAATAAAATCGTGGATTCCGTTCTTTTCGTTTGTTTTAATTAAATCACTTTGCTCAGCATCACCACTAAACATAATCTTACAGTTTTCACCAACTCTAGTAATTAGTGAAGACAATTCATGGAAATTACAGTTTTGCATCTCATCAATAATAAGAATGCAATTATCAAAAGTAGTTCCACGTAAGAATGATGTGCTCCAAAAACTGATAGTCTCTTGTGCTTTCAAATTTCCATAAAGCATTTCAAAATCTGCTTCAGATGGAAGTTGGAACATGTATTTTACCATATTCTTATATGGTATTTCAAACAATTCGGATTTATCTTCATGCGATCCTGGAAGAAATCCGATTTCACGAGTTTGAACCAGAGATCTTATGATATAAATTTTATCATAAGATGAAACTTCATTTAAAACTTCTCTTAGTGCTTTGTAAAGAAGAACAAATGTTTTTCCACTACCAGGAACACCATGTGCAACTATATGTTTACCCTCATCGTAAGAAGAAAATAATCTTTTTTGATTATCAGTCAATGGTTCAATATCTAAAAGCAAATCCAAATTAATTGGTTTTTTTCTTTTCATTTGCTTTGCAGTCATACCAGATCCGATTCCAGTATAATCACCACTAGTTCTTTTTCTTCTTGCCATAAAATTTTTATCCAATTGGTTTTACTTTTGATCCAGGAACCTGAGAAACTTTACTTAGAACATCATTCCATCCAGGTTTGGATTTAACTAATTTATCTTTCCATTCTCCAACTTCACCTGGAGTTGCACATCCTTCAGACCAATCCCTCTTCCATTCAGGATTCTCTGAATACCATTGCATAATATCATTGACACTCATCTCAATGACTTTTTTTTCACCTGTTTCTTTATGAATTATTGGATAAATTGCCAAATTCATTCCTCCATAGTACGTAAGGATATTTATTCAATGCAAATGGATGGTGCATCATCACATTCAACACAATTTATGCACTCATCCATATCTGGATTTTCTTTAAGAAATCCTTGAAATTCTTCTTTGGTCATAAGAATTTTAAAAACATGACCAGTAAGAGTATCTTTAATACAATAAGATTTCATATGATTTAATTCAAATAAACTTTATTTATGGAGAAAGTCTTGCTTTATGAAGTCTCTTTTCTTCATAATAATCCCATACATTAGGTGCCCATCTTTTAAGAATAGGTGCAATTTGTTCAGTAAGTGCTTGAATCTCAAGTTGAGCATCTAGTTTTGCTCTAAGATCCATTAGGTGAAGAGCAGATCTGAGATTAAATGATACTACAAAATTTTGTCGGATTGCTTGTGCAAGATAATCACGAATGTGCTCTTCGCACATACCCTTTTCATACTTTACAGCATACCTTTTACAACCCTCTAAAATCCAATTAAGTTCATCATGATAATCTTCTTCTGTCCAATCATATTTTTTACCATAACGATTTACATAAAACCCAGGAGGACGAACGTAAAAAACATCTTCAGTATTAAGTTCCCCACTTGCAACTTTTACAACTCTTTTTCCAGTATAACGTTGTGATTGAACATCAAAACTTACTCCCACTCTGTGAGTCCTTGCTTGCATCGCAACGTTATGGACATACCCAGAGACCGAAACGGTAATGCCAGGGTGCTCCAGAGGTCCCCAGTGACCCTTATCATTCGATAGGAGACGTTCTACAATCCATTTGCCACACCCAGATGAATTTGGAATGTCTTGAGTATGAATAGGTGTCTCAGAGTAATCACACTTTGCTGCCTGATAAATGACTTGTTCTGGAATTGGATAGCATTGTAGCATTACTACTTCCAAATTTTTATCAAGTTCAAGAAGATCTTTTGCTTTAATTGGTTTCATTTTGTTCCAAATCCTTTACTAGTTTTTTTCTTATTTTCTTTCAGAAGACTTTCAATATTAATCATTTCCTTTTTCATGTACGAAAGTTCTTCATCACTATAAAGATGATCTTGCTTCAATGCTTTTTTGATCATCTTCAATATTGCCTTTTCTCTCATTTTTAATTACTCATCGAAGATTTCATCATAGTCCATAATAGAAGAATCTACAACATAATTATCTTTTACAGTTGTTTTATCTTCAATCATTTCAAGTTTTAATTGGTTAAGTAACAACTCCATATTTTTTATAATGAGTTTTATACGTTCTTTATCCATAAATAAATGTTTTTTTAATTTTACATAAAAAAAGGGGGGAAGTCAAGTCCCCCTTCATATTATTTTGCTGCTAACAAAGTAGCAAGAGATGCTTGATGACGACGTTCTTCTTTTTGTTTTTGTTCTTTAATCAATTGAAGTACATTAATAGTTTTAATCATTTATGTCCCTCCTTTACAAACTTAACCCCACGATAGGTCTCGTTGTATTGTTGAGGTTGTTGCATCATTTGTTGTTGATACTCAAGACGTTTTTGGGTATCATACTCGACACCACGATAAACTACTTTAGACATTAGGGTTGCTCCTTTACTTTTTAAGGTTAGGTGGCGTTCCTTCCGTCGGCTTTTGCGTCCCTTAGTAGGATGAACGACCTACTCTTTTTCCACAATAGGTATAGAAAAACATAGGCATTCCGTTCCGAGTCGGCGTACTTCCGTCCTATTTAATTTTAGCACTTTTGAATAAAATCCTTTCGGAGTTCTAATAGCAATCGGTCTTCTGTTCTTTGATTAACTACATCGTCGTTTTTAACGATGTCCATTAGTTCCCACACAGTATCACAACTAAGTTTAACTGCATATTCAGTTGCAGTTAGTTGTGAAGTAGAAAAAGAAAGAAATGGAACCCATGCTAAAAGCAAAAGTGCTTTAGCCATAGGATGAACGATAATTGCAGTATACTACCTACAATATATCTAGTCAATTATTTTGTAACAAATTTATTTTTTCTTTTTATTTTCTTTTACTTGATATCCGTATGTTTTAGGATTTACCGTACCAGAAGTCCAATCAATGCTTTTTACATTTCTATAATTATCATAATAATAATCAAAAATTTCTACTCTAGATCCAGATTGCACAATATCATAAACAGGATGTTGAGCATCATCTAGATATGAAACTAAGTATGAATTTCTAGGTAACTCTTTATTTTTTGCGTAGGTTGGATCGCAATCTCTGTGAATAATGTTCATTTAAATTTTATCTATTAACTTCCCATGTAATATCAGGATAGGCTTCAGATACAATTTCTTTTGTAATGTTATACTTAGATTGTAATTTTTTATCTTTAACTAGACACATGATCTCTGCATCCAATGGATGTAAACCTTCTAGCATTTGAATAAACATACTTTCACGACGAAGTTTAGGAACTCCTGCATTTCCAGGAACACCATTCTTAGACATTACAAAATTAATTAGTTTTTCATATTCAGTTCTTAATGTTGTATGTCCTGTTCTAATTTTTTCAGTATAGCTTACAGAAGAACTTTTTTCTACTTCCATTTTTTCAACTTCTTTTCCAATCCTTTCTGAAATTGATCCAGTTTTTACTAGATCATCAGAAACTGTTCCATATGGAACTTCACCTTCAGGTAACATGGAAATTACATTATCATCAAAATTCCAAATAAAAATAGCCTTCAATGAAGGATGTTCATGTTCTTTAAGAATTTGAACTTTTTTTGCATTCGTTCTTTGCTTACTTACCAATTGAAAAACTTCAAAAACAAAAGGATTATTTGGAAGTTTTTCAATTTTATCTACTGTTGCTTTTGTAGTAGTACTAGTTTTTTTTCTAGTTGTTGTAGAAGTCATAATTGTTTCAATTCATTTGTACTATCTAGTCTAACTCAATCGTCATCATCGTCATCATCTTCATTCTCAAAATATCCATTTTCAAATCTTACTGCAAGTATTTCATCTGGCATGACGTTTCCATTTTCATCAAACATCTCAGGGTGCATGAAAATTCTTTGAGGTTGCGTCTCGTAGGAGTGTGTCTTTGCTAACCAGCCAATTACCGACCCTACACATAAAAACAAAATACTAATTAAACAAAAAATAGTGAGTTCTGCTGCTAACATCTTTTTTCTCCTGAGATGTTGGTTTTTCTTTTAATAAAGAATTCTATTTGAAAATTAAATTCCCATCTTAAAATAGAAAATTTTTTTTTCAAACTAAATTTCTTACTTTTATTTTGTTCCCTTTTAGTTTTCTCCCTATGAAGCAGTAGTTCGACTCCACGATTTCTTTCGTGAATACTATTATTTAGATCTATCATCAAAGAAGATTATTTTCTTGCAGATATTTAACCGTATCTACACATCCACCAAGATGCTCAGTATCGTTCATAATAATTTGTGGGAAAGTAGATCCTTGTCCAAATTCTGCATAAAACTCTTCTGCAGTAAAATCTGTACCCAATTCATAACAAATTACAGGAGTTCCTCTCTTAATACTTAAATCTCCAAGAACCATTTTAATTTTGTCACAGAATGGACATCCAAGTTTTGAATAAATTGTAAAATTCATAGTAATTTTAAATTGCTGTATTGTTTTTACGTGGTCTATAAACTCTCAATTCTTGTTTAGAAAGTTGAGTCCTCCATTCTACTATATCACTGTATCTTTGCAATGTAAAGAACTCCTGTCTGCGAAACCAAGTTTCCCAATTTTCATGTGCTTTAGATCGATTACACTTTTCACATGCACATATAACATTCGTTAAATGATCAGTTCCACCTTTAGATTGTGGAATTATATGATCCATTGTTAAATTTTCATCAGATTTACAATAAGCACATTTGTACTCCCATTTTTCTTTAATTGAATTTTTCCATAATCTTCTAGATTCAGATGTTGAAGAAGTTTCAAGATTATACAAATAATCTTCTGAAGAATTGTAGAGTTGCATTCTTTATTATAGAACTTGTAATATCTAGTGAGATTTTTTAGTAGTATTTTTCCTTTTACATGCATCTCTTGCCCAAGCACGAGAAAGACTATTCACATACGAACAGGATGTATTATCTTTCCCACAATATGGACATTTAGAATCTGGTGGATCTGAAAGATATCCTTCAGGTGTATACATCCTTTTCTTCTTTTGATTCTCTGCTTGTTTTTTCTTTCTGTGATTCATATAATCACAGGTTCCCCTTGACCTTCGGGAAGTTTGATCTGAGATAATTGCCTTCCAAATGCCATAGATTCTTCTATTTCCAGAGATCCACCAAAACCACTAGTCTTGTTTACTACAATTTCTGTTGTTGGAAGTGCTTTTGGAATTTCAATATCAATAACATCACTCATCAACATTTTATTTACTCTATACTCACGATTTTGTGGATCCATGGAGATCAACATCCTTGCATCTTCCCTAGTACCACAATCTGCAATTTTTTTTCCAGTTCTTTTGTGAAATACTGAAAAATACTCTTCGTTATACTTTTTCATTTTTTAAAATCTTTTGATTACTATAGGTTTTTATGGGAATCCTGTAAAGTCCAGGCCAAGTATCACGGATAATTTCTGAAAGTTTATTCGGTGTAGTAGATGATATCATACTAATATAAAATTAGACTTACGTTGTTGAGATAATAGCATTAGAATTTTAGGATCTTTTGCACTCTTTTTTACAGATTCATAATAATCATAATATCCATTATGGAGAATAATTGCATCTTTCAATGATCCAGTTTGGTTTTGCAAACGTCGAAGTTTACTTGACAATAACCAAACTGTTACTTCATCGTCATCCAATAGTTCTTTTTTTGGAGGAAGTCCTTGTATTACCAATTCATTTATCCCCAATTGTGCAACTCCAAAAGTTTTTAAATCTACTGGTTTGCGGTGAATAATCTCTTCATAAAGAATTGCAGAAATTACATTTTCTGGAATATTAAATTGTTTACTAGAAACTTTAATGTATGGAATTAGAGTTTCTAGTTTCCTATAAGCAAATTCTCTAGTCACAGGGACATTTGATACAACCTTACTAATCACTGTTGGAGTGATTGTTCGGTCTTTTACTCCATAATTACTAAGAGTTTTATTTTGACTCTTAATTGGAATAAAAGAAAAAATTATAATACTCAATAAAAAAAGTCTTTTCATAAATCTTGAAGTATGGACAGTATGAACATAAAAATTCCGAAGAGTTGAAATAGGACTAAGATGAGTAACATTTTAATCTTTTACTAGTAATTTGAATTTATCTAACGTGATGTCCACCGAACATATATCTCATACCATTAAGGATTTTAGATCCGAATGAACCGAGATTTCGAGAGTTAAATCTTTCAAATAGTGCCGTGGTAATAACAGGAGCAGGAACTCCAAGATCGACAGCAGCAGAAACAGTCCAACGTCCCTCACCACTATCAGATACCCCACCAGAGAACTTTTTAAGATCACCATCCTTGCGTAGTACATCCGCAGTAAGATCAAGTAACCAAGAACCAACTACACTACCACGACGCCATAATTCAGCAACCTCTGCAACATTGATATCATAACAGTAACTTTCAGGATCTGCCATAGGTGCAACTTCAGCATCACCTTCTTTAATGTATTGAGATCCATTATTTGCATTCTTGAGAATATTGAATCCTTCGGCATATGCCTGCATCATTCCATATTCAATACCATTATGCACCATCTTCACAAAATGACCTGCACCAGGTCCACCACAATGCAACCAACCATATTCTGCAGAAGTTAGATCAGATGTTGGATCTGTTCTATGGCAGGAGTGAATGTCTGGGGAGAGTGCAGAGAATATTTTTGAACAAGTGGAGACCGCAGTATTTCCACCACCAACCATAAGACAGTATCCACGATCCAAACCGTAAACACCACCGCTAGTACCACAATCAATATATTGGATGCCCAGTTTTGCCAGACGTTCTGCTCTTTTCCGACTGTCTTTAAAATTGCTATTGCCATGATCAATAATAATATCTCCTTCACTACAATATCGTAGTAACTCATTGATCGTCTCCTCTACAGTTTCAGCAGGCACAACCATCATAAAAATTCCTGGTTGAGTTTCACCCTTTTTATTTTGTTTAACTACTTTAACAAGGTTTTCAATATCATCTACAATTCCATTAACATATCCTTTTTCAAATGCTTCTTGTGCTTTTTCATAATTCCTACGATAACCCCAGACTTCGATATCTGCTTTCATCATACGACGGGACATTCCTTCCCCCATCCGACCAAGACCAATTAATCCTACTTTCATTTAATCCTCCCAAGTTTCGTATTGTTCTTTAAAATAAGCATCAACTTTTTTTAAATCGTCTAAATGAATATTACAAACATAATCATTCTCATCGCACCATTCTAATGCAAATGCATGTATTCTTTCATCACTTTTTGTTTTATTAACACCATAAATTCTAGAGAAAGATGACATTACAAAATGCCAACATTGATGTTTCTCTTTCATTTTTCCTTTTTACTTTTTACTTTTAAGAACTTTTTCCCAATCATTCTGGAAAAGTTCCAGACCCTTATCAGTCATAATGTTCTTATACATTCCCCAGAATACAACTGGTGGAATAGTAACTACATCAGCACCAGAAAGAGCAGATTGTTCTACTTGCCTTACGTCACGAAGAGATGCAGCAAGGATTTGTGTTGATGTACCTGAATAATCAAATGCATTACGAATATTTTTAATCAACTCAATCCCATCAATTGAATTATCCATCCAACGACCTACGAAAGGTGAGATGAATGTTGCCCCTGCTTTAGACGCAAGAATTGCCTGAGCAACTGAGAATACTAATGTTACGTTAGTTTGAATTCCCTTATCAGAAAGGAATTTACAAGCTTTAAGACCCTCTACTGTGCAAGGAACTTTAATTGTAACTGCAGGTGCAATTGTGTAATATTTTTGTGCCTCAGAAAGCATTTCTTCTGCAGTATCTGCGACAACTTCTGCGGAAATGCTCTGTAAGTTTGAAAAGTCTGTTGCAATCTCGTGGATGACCTGTAAAAGTTGTCTTCCACTTTTAAGAATTAATGATGGATTTGTGGTAACACCATCTAATAATCCTGTTTCATATGCAGGTTTAATTAAGGAAACATCTGCAGTATCTAAAAATATCTTCATAAAAAAAGAAAGAACTTATAACTAATTATAATAAATTTTATCTAGGTTTTTATGAATTGTTATGAATTAAATATATTACAATCTTTTTAGATTTTCTACTAACAATTCCAGTTCTTGTAGAGATGCGTCGTTTTTAAGTGTGTTTGCTCTATTACTGATGACCCATACATTGCCTTTTATGTATCCCTTTTCTGGAATGATTTTATCCAATGAAGGACTATTTGGATGATATCCTTTCTTTGGTTGTATCTCAATAGGAATACCAAGCAAAGGGCAAGTTTCTGGAATGACTATATCAGTAAGTTCAAGATTAAATGGAATATTATTTTGTTTTGCCCTACTCTTTGCTCTTGTTAACATCCTATATTCAACTGACTTTGATACTGCGTTTGGGTCAAATCTTTTTTTATTTGTCTCAACAGATCTTTCAGTTCTTAAACATCCACAAGATTGAGTTTTACCACTCAATAAACACTCCCTTCTTGTAGATTTGGTTTTACCACCACAAGAACAAGAACACTCACATAAAATATATTTTGGACCAGAACGATATTCATTTTCAACAGTCAATCTTCCAAAAGTTTTTCCAATTAAACCACCACACGGAATTGATTTTTTATTTAAAGTCATACTCATTAACTACTCTATTATTATTTATATAATACCATAGTTAGGGTCATAAGTCAATAAAAAAGACCCCGAAGGGTCTTTGCGTTTCCGCAGGGTATTATATTTTTATCACAAGGCATTGCCTCGTGGTAATACCTCTTCGGGTAGCACAAAATTTTCATGTGGTTGGTCTACTGGAGCCATCCAGGCACGCAAGCCTTCGTTTAATAATATATTTTTTGTGTAAAATGTCTCAAATTCGGGATCTTCAGCAGCACGAATCTCCTGAGAGACAAAATCGTAAGCACGAAGGTTAAGGGCAAGACCAATAATACCGATACTGGAGGTCCAGAGACCCATAACAGGCACAAACAACATAAAGAAATGAAGCCAACGCTTGTTACTAAAAGCAATACCAAAAATCTGAGACCAGAATCTATTAGCAGTGACCATCGAGTAGGTCTCTTCTTCCTGTGTAGGTTCAAATGCTTTGAATGTATTTGATTGATCACTGTCTTCATAAAGTGTATTTTCTACTGTTGCTCCATGAATTGCACAGAGCAGTGCTCCACCAAGAATACCAGCAACTCCCATCATATGGAAAGGGTTGAGGGTCCAGTTATGGAAACCTTGAAGGAACAAAAGGAACCTGAAGATTGCTGCCACCCCAAATGATGGAGCAAAGAACCAACTGGATTGACCCAGTGGGTACATCAGAAACACAGAAACGAATACTGCAATAGGACCAGAGAATGCGATTGCATTATAAGGACGGATACCCACTAGACGGGAAATCTCAAACTGACGAAGCATGAAACCGATCAGACTAAAGGCCCCGTGGAGTGCCACAAAAGTCCAGAGTCCCCCAAGTTGGAACCACCTGACGATATCCCCTTGAGCCTCAGGACCCCAAAGTAGAAGAAGAGAATGACCCATAGAATCTGCAGGCGTTGACACAGCTGCTGTTAGCACATTACAACCTTCTAAAAAACTTGAAGCAATACCGTGTGTATACCACGATGTCGTAAATGTAATGCCAGTCAACCAACCACCAAGAGCAAGATAGGCACAAGGTATAAAAAGTAATCCAGACCATCCAATAAACACAAACCTATCTCGTTTCAACCAATCATCAACTAGGTCAAATAAACCTCGTCGTTGATTTTGTAAAGAAATTGTAGATGAAACCATCAAACCTCCGTAATGATTTGTAATATTTATTTTATCACTTCTTAACAAAAGGGGCAATAGAGATTTCTACTTACTCTTCTTTTTCATAGGAGTATCTGGGTCAAGTCCTCTTTCTATTCTATATTGTCTCCATCTTTCCTTTGCTCTTTCACTACATTTATTTTTACCTTCTTCTGTTTTAGGTCCTTGGACTTCTGGTTTTTTTCTATTTCCTTCATCCCAAGATTTCTTACAACCTTCACTTAATTTTTTCTTATGTTCTTCTGTTTTTGGAGCATAAGAAGCACCAGGAATAAATGTCCCTTCTTGGAACTTTCTTTTTAGAGTTTCACTTCTTTTCTTATTACTTTCTTCTGTTTGAGGAACACCAGTTTTTGTTTTCCTCATCTTTTCAACTGCTTCTGGTTTTTTAGGTTTTCCTAAATGAAGCAATCTTAATTTTTCCTTACTTTCTTCACTCATAGGTCCTCTATTTTCTCTTCCCCTTTCTTGTCCCAACTTCATAAGAAGAGAAATAACTTCTTCTTTACCTATCATACCAGATAGACCCATCCAAGCAATTCTATCCTCCTCCTTTCCATATTGTTCCCACAATTTTTTATGTGCCTCTGCGTGTTCCTCAATAGTCATTTCAACAAGATTAGAAGGGTCATCAGTTCCTCCCATATGTCTTGGAATAATATGATGCTTGTGAGTAAGGGTCATATCAAGTATGTTTAACTAATACTATTTATACCAGTAGGTATACTAACAGGTATAAATGTTAAGAAATGCTGATACAAAAAAGAGACCTTCACAGGTCTCCTCTTTACTCATTTTCTAAAAAGTCGTTCAAGTTTTTCTTTGTTCTTGAAGAGTTCATAAGATTTGATTTGCTCTCCATAATACTTGCTGATATGCCTACACAAATCTTCTTCTTGTTTAGTAATATCCAGATTATGTTTGTCTTTCAAGATAAGGATAGTTTCAATATCTTTGAGAGTACTATATGGAATATTCAAAAATTCTTCGTAAGTCATTTTCTAATCACAGCAATTACTTTACGGTTTGGATACTTCTCTACAATTATATCACGAGCACTCTCATAATCAATAGCATCCTTTACGGTTTCATAATACACAGTTTTATCTGCGTCATCCCAAGTTTGAACTTCGTAAGTCATT